AATTCTTCATTAGTTGAAGTTAATACCATAAGAAGACAATCATTGGCAAAAGATGTATTGAAAGCAGGTGGTTTTTTGATTCCAGAAAATAAAGAGGAATTGGAAACAAAGTTACAGATGGCAGAATCTATCATTGAAAAACGTGGTTATAAATATGAGCCAGATAAAGATGGTAATTTTTACCGAGTTTCCGAAGATGGTACAAAGGTTAGAGTGGCAAATAAAAATGTTACTTACGAAGATGATTTATCACCATTGTTTCAAATGTCTTTTGGAAAACCAGTTGCTGATGGAAAAGATGGTGGTATTGGTAATGGTACTGGTTCAGAAAGTGGAGGAGGACAGACACCTGAATTTGATTGGTCAAAAATTAAATCAAAAGGTTTTGAAATTCCAAAAAGTAAAGAAGAAGCATATAAAGCCCTTGGCAATCCATTGATAGATATTGATGATAAAATTATTGTCAGAGAATACATGGAAGTGGCAGAAAGTAAATAGAAAACAACAACAAAAGAGGGTAATGTAATTTTCAATTAAACTTACAAAATACCCAAATGAATAACCAAATTCTTGACGCATCTAAACTTTTAGGTTTATTAGTTGATGCAAACGTTGCTTGGAGGGATGCGAGAGCAGTCCAGCAAACAAATTTAGTAGCAGTTGCCCCAACATTTAAAGGTATTTGCGATTTGTCAAACGTAACAGTTCCTGACTTTTTCAGAGGAAATGACAAAAGAACCCCAGAAATGACTATTGCATGGATTGAAGCCTGTACTGGAAATCCTCAATATTTTACTGATATGTGGGTACGTGGAATCCCTTGTGATTTTGAAGGTTGGACAGTTGGAACGGCAAATCAAAAGATGGAAATTAAGTCTTGGGTTGAAGATAGTTTTTATCTTGAAAATAAGGTTTATGATAACTTGTTCACGAAAGAGCAGTTATTTCAAAAGGCTTATCAAAGATGTATAAAAGGAATAATTGAAAAGGTAAATTCCATTTGTACTGCAAAAATGACAAGCTATGCAGGTATCAATAAGTATCAAGATACTAAGCAAATGGGTAAAAATGGAGGTGGTAGCGGTTCAACCGCTTGGAAAATCACTGATTTACCTACCATGAATTTAACTGAAAAGGGTTTAGCCTCATACGTTGGATTAGCAAAGCGTAAAAACAAAATGGTAAATCCCTCTTTGTTTGTTGGAGGTGCTTTGGAGGTATCTGAAAATGTTGATGGTTCACTTGAAAAGTTTAAGTTTGGAGGTTTAGATGTTTACAGTGATTTTGAACATTTCCCAGACCAAGGATTGACAAGTGATATGTTCTTAGTTTCGAGAGGTGCAATGGCATTTTTGAATACTTGGAATTATGATACAATCCCAACAGACCCAGTAGGTCCAGAATATGAAGTTTATTTCTCAACTTCATTGCCAGCAGAGTATCAAGCAAATGGTTTTCCAATTATGGTTGATATTGTCAAAAAGTTTGTTAAAAGAGAAATTGCGGTTGGAAAATATGGACAAAAAGGGGTTTCTAATCAATGTGAATGGGTTGAAATTTACAATGTAAGATTAACCTTTGAAGTTCCATTGAATCCATTAGCTTGTAGTGAAGGACAAACAGGCATAGTTCGTTTAAGGGCAAATGATGCTTTACCAATTTACTTGTCTCCACAGCAGATAGTACAGATGGTCAATGTTGGCATACAGCCATAGTTGTAAATCTATTTAGTTTTAGTATTCAAAAACGTAGTAATAATTTACTACGTTTTTTTTGCTATATTTGTATAATAAAAATCAATACTTTATGAAAACTTTTTTTGAATCTCCACAGTTTTTATGTCTTCAAAATTTGGTTGGCATTAGTCAGAAGTCTTGTGATTGTTTGCCAAATGTTCCTACTGAAAAATCAGATTTGATTAAAAAGTCAGATACAGGATTATATATTGATGAACATGATGGAGCAGTTGGTTGTTTGTTTTTGGAAAAAGCAAGGTGTTATGATGGTGATGTTTGGGATAGACTAATCTTAGCAAGAAAAGAAGCCATTTTACAGATGATAATGGATATATCTGTTCAACTTGATAGTAGATTTTCACCTATACCGTCTTACAATCATCATCTTGGAGAACTTGGTTATTCGAGTATATTAAACTTACAATCGGGATTGCAAAAAGTAACTTTCAAAACATCAAATCTTATTGGTGCTAAAATGAAATTTACTTCCGTTGGTTTAATAGCTAAATTGCTTGGAGGTATTCAACAAGAAACTGTTAGAATTACTTTCACCAACAAGACAAATAATGAAGTTGTTTCAATGTTTGATTTTGATGTTAGAATGAGAACGAGAACATTTGGTACTGAACCAGATGCAACCATGTACGATATGCCAGTAATTACAATTGATTGCGATGGTTCAGAATATGAAATAAGCTACAATCTTGATACAAGTAAAATGTTAGTTTATGACAACCTTTGTACTTGTAGGTGCGGAGGAGTTAGAGGAAGTTTGAGTAAGTATTTTGACATCATTCCAGATGGTAATGCAAAAGGATTGCTATTTAATGTTGAATACTTTTGCGATGAAAGTTATATCCTTTGTTCTTTGTCAGAGAATTTTCCTAACATAAGATTTATGATTGCGGAGGGTATAAGATGCTTAACAATGTATAAGTTTTTGAACAAATCAAAGGGTTATGCAGGACATGGGGCTACGATTGAAAATGTGTTAAATCTAAACGCCATTGACGAAACTATGGGGGCTTTTAGCGAAAAGTACAATCAAACGTTACTTGACATACAAACAAAATCAATGAGTATGCCTAACTTTGGATGTTTCTCTTGTAACACGAGTAGGAATGTAAGAAAAGAAGCAATTATTGTTTCAGACTTTTACAAAAACGCACAATCAAGTATTAATGAAATTTATCAAAGCATAATTTTTGAAAATGACAACTACCCAATACAGGATAGATTTACGGGATTTTATCAATGACTTACCTAAAATAGCTGAACAACTTTGTATTCAACAGGCACAAAGTGGATTGACTATTGTAAAAGACCGTTCTACTCGAAACGGTATATTTGTTGATTCTTTGGATGGTGATTATGCAGAATATTCAACTAATCAAATATCCACTAAAAAATTTAAAGGCAAGGAAAGAAACTCGAAAGGAGTTCAATTTATAAAATCAAATCCACGTGGAACATGGCACGATTTTAGAAAAGCACAAGGTTTACAGTCCGAAAAGGTCAATTTGAGTTATACAAGTAGAATGTGGAGCAGTATGGGCATTGTCAGAACTGTTAAATTTGTAGGTGGTGTTATGACAGTCATAGGTGTTGCAGACTCAAATGTAGATTTATATTTGCCAAGTTTGGTAAAAAGGTACGGTAACTTCATTAACCCAACAGAAGATGAAAAAATTGAACTTCAAAAAGATACAACCATCGAATTATTAACAATCTTAAAAGATAGGTTATGACCAAGGATTTAGCAAATATTTTCAAGAACAGTCTTTTAAGCCTTAAAACAGATGGTTTAATAAGTAACTTAGAGGGTTTGGTTAGGTTACACGAGTTTAAGCCATCAGGAGGAGATAAAACATTAAAAATAGCCTATCCAGTTGATTGTGAAGAACCAGAAGATTGTGTAGAATGCAAAAGTCTTTACATTTGCGTTCCAGAAAAAACAAAAAAGTGTTTAGTTTACTTTGAAGGCTATCAGAGCCGTGCAACTTTTCCACTCCAAACATCAACTAAATATGAATCTGTTTTAAGTTTAATTTGTTGGTATAATCTTGATTTTTTTGAAACATCAGACTTACTTCAAAGCAGATTAATTTCTTTATTTTCTGAAAAGATAAAAAAAACATATAGTGAAGAAAATCCTATAAATTTTGTTAATCCAGAAATAGTTTCCGTTACAGATTCAGACGCAAGTATTTTTTCTAAGTACAGTTACAATGAATCTAATAGCGGATTTTTGGGATGCAAGTATGCCACTTTTAGAATTGATTTTAAAATAAACTTTTTATTAAATGAAGACTCGAATTGTATTAACAATATTTTGGCTAACAGCATTGTTAGCGAGTGCGTTTCTTGCTAATGATTGGCATTTTGCAAAAGAAACAACGCTTGGAAACCTTGCAATTTTGCTTTTTGAAGGATGCAAAGTTAGCATTGTTGCTAACTTTTGGGTTTTTGTTTTAAGTCAAAATGATATGATTTTTGGATGGATTAGGCGTTTTTTTAGCAATCTTGGAGAAAAGTATTATTTACAAGAAAGCGGAATAAATCAAGAAAGACTTGCAACGTTCAATGACTTTATGAAGCCTATATTTACTTGCGAGATTTGCGTAGGTTGTAATATAGGTTTTTGGATTTACTTGGTTTTACACCAAAACGAATTTATCATTTTTGATTTATTTTATCTATTATCAGCAACAACTTTAATAACAGCAATAACAAAAGAGACATGGCAGAAATTGGCAGTAAATTAGCTATTAATCCAAAGGATAATCAATTGATAATTATTCCAGAAGGTTCAGAAAGGTTCTATTCAGAAAAAAGCGGAAAGTGGTATTTTGTTGAGTATAATATCAATGAGATTATGCTAAAAAGGTATGAGATTTTAGAAAAATTTTTGCTTGAAATGAATTTTTCTATGACAGCAGAACACCTAACAAGAAACATTTTCAACGCAATGAAAATGATAAAGGAAGGTGAATCAAATGATGCTTATGTTATCCTGCACAATATTGCACAAGGAATAACAGACATGAGAACAAAGCACATGGTAACAATGTGGGTTTGTTCTGTTTTTATTTATCGTGAAGGTGAGGATATTTCAGATTGGAGCAAACAGATAGCAAATGAAAAAATTGAAGACTGGAAAAGTAGTTTTAATACAGGTTTTTTTTTGCAGTTGAGAAACAGAATGTTCAAAGAATTAGAAAACACATGGAACACTATTTCCCAAATATTTTCAGAGTTTCCAACGAATCCGATAGCGGAGGAGGAGAGGATAATGGAAATAGAAAAGAAATATGGAGAAAGTCAAAGTTAAGAGTTTTGAACGAGTTAGAACAAAGATGGGCAAGTACCTATTATTTTATGAGGGAAATTGTAAGCCCTACTGATATGTTTCAAATGACTTGGATTAGATTTTTTCACCTTTACGAAACTCATTCTGAATCAGTCAGAAGTCAAGTTGAACATTTTGAACGAAATGGAAAATAGAATAGAATCAAATTACATCATCAAAATAGATGAGGTATTAAAAAACTTAAAGTTAGTAGATGATACACTTGGTGGTGTAGAAGACACAATAAACAAGACTGGCAAAAACCAGTCTTTTAGTGTTTTAGGCAAGCAAGTTGAAAACTACAATCGTGTACTTTCTAATGGAGAATCAATTTATCGAAAGATTGAAGGAGGAGCAAGGTCTTATAAAGTTGAGGTTGAAAGATTACAAAAAGTTGAAAAAGATTTAATTAAGACACAAGCAGAGTTTAAAAATTCAGCAGACTACGACCAAGCCGAAAAGAATCTACAAGCGGTTAGAAAAAGAATGAGCGAATTAAATTCTGAGATTGAAAATACAGGGAAAAAACAAGGTGGTGTTTTTTCTAATCTTGGAGGTCTTATAAAAGGGGTTGGTTTAGCTATGGTTGCTTTTTTTACCGTGGACAAATTAGTTGATTTAGAAGGTCAGATAATCGAAAATACGAAAGCCTATGAAAAGTATTATGCTGTTCTTAAAAATGGTTTTCAAGACGAAAACAAAGCAAGTGAAGCATTGGCTTTGATTTATGAGTTTGCGAGTGAGACACCTTTTGCAGTTGATGAAATAACGCAAAGTTTTATTAAATTGAATAATAGGGGCTTTACTCCTACGAAAGAAGAACTTGTAAAATTGGGAGACATTGCGGCATCACAAGGGAAAAGTTTTGACCAATTGACAGAGGGAATACTTGATGCAATGACAGGGGAATTTGAGAGATTGAAAGAGTTTGGTATTACTTCAAAAACAATAGGTGATAATGTTACTCTTAGCTTCAAAGGGCAGGAAACGACTGTAAATAAATTCAATCAAGGTGCTTTAAAAGAAGCAATTTTGGGGTTTGGAGAATTGAAGGGTGTTACAGGTTCTATGAGTGCAGTTAGTCAAACATTAGAGGGCAGAATATCTAATTTGGGTGATTCTTGGAGTCAATTATTAACCAGTTTAGGTAAATCACAAGGTTTTTTAAGTGGCATTGTTTCAATAACTACCAATTTGATAAATACGCTGAAATTGTGGGTAGATGTTCCAGTTGAAAAAAAGTTGGCTATGGAAAATGCAGAATTGAACACTTTGGGTCGTTCTTTGATATTAGCCAATAATAATGAAGCAATAAAGAGCAAACTATTAACAGAAATATCACAAAAATATCCATCATTTTTAGCATTATTGGGAAAAGAATCTGATAACACCTATGCCATAGAAAACGCTTTGAAATTAGTAAATGAACAATATAGAATTAAAATTAGGCTTGCAGGTCAAGATGTTTTAGCAAAAAGAAATGCTGAAAAGTTAGCAGATGTTTATGAGAGCCAAGCAAGTGCTTTGGGGAAAGTTGAGAAGGTTTTGCTAAGTTCTGGAAAATCAGTTGCACAGTTTTCATCACTTACCAAATTAGAACAGTCTAAGATAATTGATGATTTGGCTATATCTGCAAGAGACAAAGCATCAAAAAGGCAAACATTTGATTTGTCTTCTGAATTTGGAAAAATAAGAGGAAAGGCTGAGGAAAATAAGATAAGGTCTGGATTTGACCAGTATTACAAAGAGGTTGAAAAACAAAACAGATTAGAACAAAATGGAATTGATATTCAAACAAAAAAAGTAGATTTGACCAATCAGGAAGTTGTAGCAAGAAACTCTGCAATTTCAAAAATGAGACAAGAAAATATACAACTTGAAAAAAACTTAATTAGTAAAAAAGATTTTGAAAAGATAATATCTTATGAGTATAAGACAAAACAAGAGGAAAAAAAGATTGCAAATTATTTAAAGTTTCAAGCAAACAAAGAAGAGATTGTAACATTCTCTAAGCAAGGTCAGGAATTACAAAAAGACCCCCCTAAAAACACATCTACATCAAAATCTGACAAGCCAAATTTAAAGGAAACGCAAAGCGAAATTGACAAGTTAATAGAACAAGAAAAAAAATATCTTGACACTATAAATAAGATGTCATTGGAGTCAAAAAATGTTAGACTTTCATTGTTAGACAAAAACAGTAAAGAGTATATTAATGCAAAAAGAGAGTATGATTTAGAGTTGGTTGAACAAGAAAGAATATCGTTTGTCGAACTTTATAAAATACAAGTTGCTAATGAAATTCTTAAAGAAGAATTAGCCAAAAGAGGTTCAAAAGTATCAGAGGAGGAAATTAAGATACTAAAAGAAAATGCAGAAAAAAGGGCAGAAATTATTGCAAACGGTAATGGTTCAAACAGTTTTGATAATTCAAAAGATACAAAATCACAAAGAGGCTTGTTGTCTTTAAAAAAATCTGTTATTGATTTTAATTACGCTAATGACGTAAAGACTTTTGAGGACAAAACTAACAAGGAACAGTTAGACAGGTTAGAACAACACAATGCTTTGATTGGTGAGGGCTTAGAGAAACAAATCATTACGATTCAAAACAAGTATAATAAGCTAATTGAGACGTATGAGAAGGACTTGGAACTTGTTAAACGTTTAGAAATTAAAAGAGCGGAGGAAATAGGTAAGGCACGATTCAATTCAAGTGATAAAGCAATAGATGACAGTAACGCTGTTTCAAAGAAAACGATTGAAGGTAGAGACGTTCCGAAAGGGGTTAGCCAAGTTGAATTTGAAGCAAAAAATAAGCGTGATTTATTGGAGTTGGATATTGCTTTTTATGCTGAAAAGTATCGTTTACTAAAAGAGTATTTAGCCTCCTCACAATTTGAACAATCAGACAAAAATGGTCAAATAAGTAAAGAGGAAAAAGATACTTATCAAACACGGTTAGACAATTATAAAAAAGGATTGCAGGGTGCTAATTCAAGTCTTGATGTTTTTGTAAAGACAAGTACCGAAACAGGAAAGGTTTACAAGGATAATTGGGACGTTATCGGTGATGTTTTTAAAACGGTTACGGGTAAGGCGTTATCTTTTTCAGAAGACAAAGAAGTAGATAAGAAAATAAAGGACAGTATTGATACTACTTTGAATGCCGTTAAAGATGCCTATTCAAATATTTTACAGGCTCAAATTGACAGTTCAAATGAGCGTATTGCCCAATTGGATTCGGAAATTTCTGAAAGACAAGGCAGAGTAAATCAAGAGTTTGAGAACTACAAAGCAGGGTATGCCAATAATTATTTAGAGGAAAAAAAGAGTTTAGACTTAAAGAAAAAAGAGCGTGCTGATGAGTTAGAAAACAAGAAAAAATTACAAAAAGAACAAGCGGTTATTGATACATTGACAATAATTAGTACAAATGCCGTGACAGTTGCAACCTTAATAAAAGCGAGTGCAGACGCATTTAGTGCAACTGCACCGATTCCATTTGTTGGCGTGGCTTATGCTATTGCGGCAGTCGCTACAATTGTGGCAACCATGGCAACTATTTCAGCAAAAGCAAAACAGGCTACTAAATTTAGATACGGAGGTGAAATTTTTGGCAATCTACACGAAAGCGGAGGGGTTAATCTTTCAAAAACAGGAATTGAGGTTGAGGGAGGAGAGTTTGTTACTCGAAGGGAGCAGGTTAAAAAACAACCTACTTTGTTTGAAGCGTTGAATAATGATACTTTTGGCTCAAAATCTTTCAGAGAGCAACACGAAATGTTAAAACCATTTGGCATGAAATTGGCTAATGACCGTGAAAGAGTTTTAAAAATTGACATGGTTAATAAAGAAAAGCGAGAAAAGAATCAAGTTGATAATTCAATCATTTCAAGACAATTTACATTGATTGCAGAAGGTCTTAAATCGGTAGCAGAAAACACTTCAAATATATCTCCATACGATTATATTCAAAGTGGAAATGAAACACTAAAATTCAACAAAAAAGGCAGGATTGTTGAAATAATCAAAAAGCAAAATGAGTAATTATTCCATAAAAATTCAAGATATTGTTAGCCCATTTAGTCCAGTAGGATTGAGTGGGCTAAAATTGGTTACAGACAAAAAACAAGGAGAAATTTTTTTTAGAAAAAAAATAACGGGAAGTCTTGATTTTGTAGCAAAGGATTTTAAGAATATTTTACCCTTGGAATCTGAATGTTGCAAAGAATTGAATCTAACAATTAATCAAGATTGCAACGGCACACAATCTTTTTATACACAACCTTTTTATAATGGCAAAATAAAGACAAATGAATTAGATTGGGACTTTGAACTATGTACTGCAAAACTTTCTGAAATAAAGCAAGAAGACGAATATGTAGGAGTTTTTAAATATTGGGAAAAAAAGATAAATATGTGTGCCGTTCAAAAAAATCAAGCCGTTAGGTACATCAACAGGAGAGAAATTAATGATACACAAAGCAACTATACAGAAGTTACAAACAATAGAGGTGTTTACTTCGTAGATTGGCTATATTTTTGTATTAAGAAGACGTTTGAAGGTACTGAATATGAGGGTATAACACCTATAAATAGGGACAGTATGAGCAAGTTTCTATTTGAACCGTTTAACCCTTGTACAGGCAAAAGAAACTCATTAGCATTTGCGGTAATTTATCAAGTTACTGATTTTATGTTTTCGGGTTCACAACCTGCAACAGGTCTATTAAGTACAGGATTAATTAATGAGGATTTAGCACTAAGTTTAAAAGATTTGTTTGAAGCATTATCTACTACTTTTGATTTATTTTGGTACATTGAAAATGGTAAATTAAGAATTGAACATCTTTCATTCTTTGAAAATAACTTATCTTACGTTCCTGATAATCAAGGCTTTTCATTAGATTTGTCTAACGAAAAGTTTTCTAAGTTTTTGAATGATTACAAGTACAGCTACAAGAACGTTACAGATAGCTATTACGGATTGGAGGAGCTTAAACTAACATTGAATGAATCAATGATGAAAAGCAAAAACGCTAATCCTAATCCTGTAAATACTAATAATGGAACAGAAATTTTTGCATTAGGTTATACTTTTGGACGTTTTACAGATTTTGAATTAGGGAACATTAAATTTACAGCAAGTTGCGTTCCAACTGATGAAAAAGGAGAAATTAAGAAGAATATTAGAAATAATGCTTTATTCATTACAGCAACCGAGCCAGTACGATTAGCAGATGAAAGTGTTGATAAAAATAAATGGTTATTATTAGATTGCAAAAGAATTGGAGATGGTATTGAATTATGTGAAATTGTCAATGCAAGTTGTGAAAGAATTGGAAGAAAAATGCCCAACGGCAATTTTTCAGCAACTTCAATAATGAGAGATTTTTTAAGGTATGGCAAACCTTTTTCAGTTGGATTAATGAGTTACTCAGAAAAACCAAGTGGATTAATTGGAAAAGGATACAACCGTGAAATGTTTAGCTTAATTAAGTCTAAAAAACTTAAAAGAATATCTATTCCTTTTTGTTGTACCGACACACCTTTTAATCCTAATTTATTGGTAAAATTACCAAATGGAACAAAAGCAAATTGTGAAAAAGCAGAATTTCAGTTATCTGATTCGATGCTCAATTTAGATTTAATGCAAGTTTCTAATTGTGGTTATGATGTTAAATTTCCAGAATTTCAAAATGAAAACTCTTGTCCTGTTTTAGGAACTGTATTAGATACAGAGCAGATATTTGTTTATATTTACGATAATACAGCAAATGATGATAGGGGTGGTTATATTAGTGTTCCAGCGACAAGAACAACTTATGCAGATGGTGAATGTGCCAGTTATATTGTAGATGTAATAAATGAATAAAAATGAAATCAAATTACCAAATTTTACCTTTTTACAAAGACATTAAAGAAACAAGCCTGTTTAATAATCAAGGCTTGAATGTTTCTTTAAGTAGAAGTTTTAAGGTATTTACTGAATATAATAGATTGATTCCATTTGTTTGTGAAGTAAATTCAGATTGCAATTTTGAGTTAATTATAAAAGATTTTAATGGTGAACTTTGTGGAATTATAAACAAGTCTCAATTCAAACACAAGGTTTATACTTCAAATTGGAAAAGTTATCTTGTATATAACGGAGACGAAATTGGGTGTTTGGAGTTAGGTGAGTGCAACCTACCTTATACGATAAATATTGGTAATTATTATTCAGAATGGTTTTGGGTTGGAAGTGATGTATCAAAATTATTAAAAATTGAAATAGGAAACGAAATTGATTTATCTAAAATCCCTTACTCAAAAGGATTTAGACAGGTTTTTTATTTAGAGTCAAATTTGGGAATGCCCGAAGTTGATTCTTTTTCTATTTCAAATAGAGATTCAAAAGGAACTGTAACAACTACCTATCAAAAACTAACAGAAACATTCAATTTATTTTTTAATAATGTGCCGTTTCACGTAAAACAGGTTTTTCAAAGTTTTGAGGTTTTAGATTTTGTAAATTTATCTTATGGCAATGAAAGTGTTATTTGCGATGAGAAACAAGCCAAAATAAAGAGCAAAAGAAACGAAAATGGGTTTTATTTTTACGATGTTGAAGTTTCAATACCCAACAAGGAAGTTGAGGAAATTAAAGTTTGTGAAGAATCTAAGTTTGTAAGTACAAGTTGTGAAGTTTTAACACCTTCCATTGAAAATTGTATTATTATAAATCCTATCAAAGATGTTGTTTTTGATTGCGAAATAGATAATATAGAAAGTGTGAAATTGATTGATTGTGATGCAGACAATGACATCTTAGAAACAAAAATTGATTGTACACCAGACAACGAAATAGATTTGGTTTTAATTGATTGTAACGAAAAGTGTACTGAAATTGATTTAGTATTTTATGCAACTGTAACTTATTAAAAATATGATAGAAATATTGATTAAATTAAAACAAAGTTTTTCACCCAAAGGGTATTTATTTGGGTGTAGTAAAACTGACAATCCGATAACTGTTCAAAATTGGCAAGATGGTAACAATTCTCTACTTGTTAGCGAAGATGGAACTTGGTTTTGTTTTGCTAAGAAAAAGAATAGCAACAAAATAAATCGTTTTGTTGTGCAATTAAATTGCGGAAATGTTGATAATTCAAACTGTACAATTAATGGAATACCTCCATACCAATTAGTTCAACAAGGTGGTGTCATGTGCAATATTGCTGGATTAACTCCTTATCAATTAACTTCAAGTGGAGGAAATAATTGTGTAATTACTGGATTGCAACCTTATCAATTAGGTGGAAATGTGGTTGTCCCAGAAGGTATTTATGCCATACCTCCGCAAATCACAAACATTCCAGAAGAAACTGAATGGAATAGGTTTAGACCAGACATTTTACCTGCAATTTCAATACCACAAGTTTATGATACAATTTTAAATAAGACAGTTTCCCGATTTACGTTTTCTTGGCATTCACCATTCAGAAATATGTTTGGATATGATTTAAACAAAAATGTAACAAATCGTGCAGTAAAGGCAAAAAATCAATTTGAAAGCATGAAAAGGCTTGGTTTTAGTGCTATAGTTTGGAATTTTACAGAAGATTGTGTTGAGCAAATTGGAAATACAGGATGTAACAAAGAGCCTTCACCTTGGCTTGACCCATCAATCAATTTAATTGTGGGAACACAAGTTGATTCTGTTTACGGTGAAACATCACAGCAATATGAATTAAGAGTTGTAAATGATTTTGTTAGTGGTTGTGCGAATGCAGGAATTAACCCAGATTTGAACGGGAAGTACAATGTTTTTATGTACGCTCAAAATGGTGAAAACGAATACACAGGAGGTAACAGGCAAAGGGATGTAAATGCAAAAGTGAACGCTTATAAGAAAATTGCTTCAATGTGCAATGGATATGTAACTGATTTGTATAACGCTCCAACTAACTCACTTGGGTATATTGATGATAATTTTATGAACCAATCTGAATCTTATGCAGGTTGGTATGGGTTAGCAAATGAAGGAGTTTTTTCTGGTCAAAATCAAGATAATGAGCCTAAGATTGTTTCTATTGCTGAAATGGCGACTTATTATGAGGATATGATACCAGAAGGGGAATGGATGAAAGACCAAAATGGCAACGATTGGATTAAGATATCTCATTTTGGTTCAAATTTGGGTGTTTCAAACTTAAATGAATTTGGCACAAATGGAACTGCAAACGCAAGGCACTGGGCTACGCAATACGGGGGAATAACCTATAAAAATGCAAAATTGGCACATTCAAAAGGACACAAGCACCTAATTAGTTTTAAGCCTAACAATCAAGTTGGTTCTGGGTATATGTATAACGATATTACTCAAAGTGGCAAAAGGACATTTGAATCTGGAAAGTGGGGTGCTGAAGGTGAAAGTCCTAATGAAAACCAATACCAATCAACAGGGGACACGCCTTTGCCTAATTGGATGATTGAGGGTGCTGTTATTCTTTGTATGTTTGAAAATTCAGATGGTATTCATTATTGGAATAGTGCTTGGCATAAAGATTTATTCCCAGTTCCTAAATCATCAGGAAACAGAAACAACGAAAAGAGGAACAATCCAGAACTTGATAGGGTGCCACGTGAACACTTTACATATATGTTGAGAGGACAATCAAGACTTGGACAAAAACACACATTTGCAGATGGCACGTTATTGAGTCCCCTTGATTTATTCGCAATGAATGGAACTGAATATATGCTTGATAATACAGAATACAGTATTGATAATGGCATAAATTGGAATACTGGAGACCCTACAATATGGCAAAAAAATAAATTGCCCCCTGTTTTAGTTGTAAAGAACACTTCACAAAAAAAAGCGTTTATTTACGCTCAGGAAGCATATAATGAGTGTACAAGTAGAGGTATCAATAAGATTAAGGTTAGAATTGATGGATTTGTCTTTGATGTTTCAATTTTATCTGGGAATATAGCTAACATAGTAGGAGTTTCTTTACAAACAATTTCACAACCATAAATCATGAATTTTACAATACAAAATGCACAAAATGATGGAGGAGGATTAGCCCCTCACATAATTAGAATATGGGATGTAAATTCCAATTTGATGTACGAACACGTTTGTAAAGGAGAATCATCTTTTTCAGCACCTTTTGTTAAAACATTGCCAGATGATATTTATGACATAGAAGTTGTAAACCCAAATTTATTTGATAGTAAAGTTGTTAGAAGTTTCAAATATTGGGATTCATCTCAGGGTGGATTTGTTCAATTTGGTAGTAGTGTTGATGTGTTTTCTGGGCAATCTGAAACTATTAGAATTGATGCAAGTCAAATTTCAAGCATAAATCTTGAAACTCTTAATTTTGGATTTGGAACAACACCAATATTGAGAATAGTTGGCGATAGCTCAATTTCTGGTATTGACTTGGATGGTAATACATTACAACCAAATGAAACTATATTTTCAGAATTAAATTTTGAAAATATAGCAACAGGTGTGCCAACAAATGTAGTCTTAAAAAACAAGAAATATTGGAATACGGCAGATGGGGTTGTTGATGTTTCTTCATATATCCCTTACTTGCCAAAGACACAGGCAGTAATTCAGATGTCTATTCCTATTATTGAAGTAATAAATCAAAACACGATTAATTGGAAAAATGTACCTCCAATTTTAGAAGAAATAGGTTATTATTTAGAAAATGATAGTGGTGTTTTACTTGCAAACACATTTATCCCAAATTCAATAAACAAGGAAATTGAAATCACAGGTCTTGGGACAGGAAATTATAAAATAAAATGGTTTGTTTTGTCTAACTCAACACAAGAATCTGGTTACTCAAACATCCTAAATATCACTCAATCAAACCAACCAATGGAAAATCCAGTAATTTCAAAAATAGACGAAACTTCAATTAGGTGGGACACCCCAACATTTGCAAGTTTTGTAACAAGAACTGTTACTATATTCAAAGATAATCAATTTTACAGAACTGACATTTTCAGTCAATCTGGCACTATAAATATTGGTTCTTTGCCAAATGGAACATATAAAATAAAATATGAGACAAATACAAATTCTGGTGTAGTTTCAGATTTTTCAAACGAGATTCAGTTATTACCAGAACAATCTGCAAATCCTGTAATAACAAGATTACCAGAACAATCTGCAAATCCTGTAATAACAGGTTTTGAAAATACAATAAAATCAGATGGTTTTGCTATTGTGAATATTGCTGGAATAGTTGGTTCTGTTATTCATTTTCAAAACTCACTTGGTTTTGATTTTGTTGTTGGAACTATAACCAATTCAAATGGTACTATTGTGCATGGTATTCAAAATGCAGGCAGTTATACTTATACCCAAATTGAAAGCGGAAAGTCTGTAAGTCAAAAAACAAATCCAATAACCATAAACCCAAATCCTCAAATGGTATCATGTGCAAATGGGACGTTTGATATAACGTCAGCAAGTTATAGCGTTACAAATCAAGCTATAACTTTTCAGTTTAATGCTTCTGGATTAAGTTCTGGTACATTTGTAGTAAAAGATTCATCAGGAATTTCAGTTAATAATGGAACATTTAATCCAACTTCAAATATTGTAAATATTTCTGTTTCTGGATTAACTAACGGAACTTACACTTTGCAAATTGATGGTACGAGTTGTATTGGAACAGCAACCAAGACATTTGTAGTTAGCGGGGTTATTGGTACTTCAATTACACCCCCTGTAATTAATCCAAATGGACTAACTCAAAATAATGGAGGAACTTACAACGTGACAGATTTACAAAGTGTTGTTTTTTCCTACACAGGAAATAAACCAGTTGGAGGAACAATACAATGGTACGAAAAGAACAATACAACTGGAAATTTATCTCCAAGAGGTAGTACCGAAACATTTACTGTAAGTGCAACTACTGGTTATAGTTATGTTGCAAAATTTGTAGATTCAAATGGTGTATCATCATCAGAAAGTAACAATGTTGCATTTAACATCGTTGTTATCGGTGGTTCTTCTTGTGGTGGATCAAATAATAGTTTTGCTGTCAATAGCGTGAATTACAATCCAACAGCAGGAACGATAACTTTTCAGTTTCATGCAGTTGATTTAATTTCTGGTACTTGGAAGATTTTACAAGACACTACGGTAAAGCAAAGTGGCACAGTTTTACCAACTTCAAACACCCCTGTTTTGTCTGGTATAAATTCATTGCCAAATGGAACATATAGCTTTGAATTGAATGGTGTTAGCTGTACAGGTACTGCAACAAAATCTTTCACAGTTAGCGGTCAAACAACAATGCCAAGTTGTAACAATGGAACTTTTGATATAAATTCAATAATGCACAATCCAACATTGAATACTATTAGTTACGTTTTCAATGCCAGCAATTTAATTACAGCAACATGGAGAATATTGAATAGTAACGGGGTTTCAGTAGATAATGGAAATGTTACTCATACTTCTAACAATCCAACGGTAAACGTACAGACAATTACAACATCTGGGACTTACACGTTTGAATTAACTGGAACAAGTTGTACAGGAGTTGCAACCAAGACTTTTGTAGTTAGCGGTGGTGGTACAGGAACTACAAAAACCATGTTTGCGTCAGCTAAATTCCCACAGACAACACAATGTTCGAGTGCAATTGTTCAATTTGGGTATTCAAGTTCAGCAGGTTTAATTCCGACCATTTGGAATGATTCAAACGGTACAAAAAGATTGTTAAACACGAACGGAGTAATAACCGAAGTAACAACTGGTGGAGATATTTATCAAACGAGGCAATTTGATTTAACAGCAGGAACGTATCACTTTTTTGCAAGACAAAAAGACGTTACTTCAAACACACAGTATTTAGGACAAATAACAGTTTAAAATAAAAGAGGAGGTTATTACAACCTCCTCTTATTTTTATTTATGAGTAATTGCGGAAACATAATAATCCATTGTAATAGGTCAATTAATTTTGATTTGTACGATTTTGGCATAAGCGAACCAAACAAAAATATACCTTACGTTTTTGGTGGAGAATACATTGTTTTATTTGGTGGTGAAAAAGTTGTAAAATTTGTTGGATTAGTTGGTGGAACTTACAGATGGTTTGTAAAAGATAAACTTACTGGAAATACAATAAAAACAGGCGAAAGTATTGTAAATTGTAGTGAAGGTATTGGTATAAAAACTTTTTTTTTCTCAAATATCTTTCCAGATTCAGAAATTAATTATACCTTTGACATAACAACAAAGAGTATAGTTTTGAATCAATCTCACGAATTATTTGGCAGAAATTTTGAGATACTACATTCGTCCTTTAATGGAATTGTTGTTAGAACTGTAAAAAGTTTATCACTTCCAAATTTAGCCACATTTGACGATGTAGTATTTAGTCAAAATTCCTTCAATATTTCAGAGCAGTTTATGCAAGACGAAAATCTCTTTTCGGTTACTGTAAAATTTTAACAACATTTTAACTTTTTAAAGCTATGTCTTTATATTCGGGAAACGAGTTTGACCAAGAAAAAGGGTCTCATGGTAGCGTATTGAAATTTATTTGGAAGAAGATTTCAAGTAAATTTTTAGACGTTGTACAAATTGTAAACACGGCACTTGCTAATGTTTACAATAAAACAGAAATTGATGCAAAAGTAGATACTCTTACTACTGGATTATCAAATGAAGCAACATCAAGAGCAAATGCTGATAACGCATTACAAGCTCAAATTTTAGGCTTAAAGACTATTACGGAATGGAATCCAGAAAATGCGTTTCCAACTGTTCGTTCAGATGGGCAACCCTTTCAAAAAGGTAATTATGTTCGCATAGTTGCGAATGCCACGGTTGGCGGTGTTACATACAAGGCAGGGGATATGGTTATTTGTTTTGCAGATAATGCCACATCTATTGCAGGTTTTGCGGACATTGAAAGCAATGTAGATATTGCTACGACAACTATTTTTGGTACAGTAAAGTTGTTGGCAGATTTAGCAAGCTATCAAGGGGTTGGCAATGATTCAGTTGTAATCACAAAGGTTACATTACAGGCAATTTTATCAGACCTTTACAGCACAATTTCAAATGATATTCAAGTTGCTGGCACAGATTTGCAAGATGCAATTACAACGGCTTATCAAGGTGCAATTACAACAGCACTTGCTAATTATTATACAAAATCGGAAGTTGATGCGTTTTTGGATGATAAAATGTCAAAAGCTAAGGGAGTTGAGTTGGCAGGAATTATTCAGAATGAAGTTTATAATGTAATTCGTAGAATCTCTAATAGAATTTACAATTACAGATTGGCTAAAATTACAGATATTGTTGTTGCTAATTTTACTAACGGAAGAGCCAAGTTGCAACAATCATTTGTAAGTCAAGTAAGTATAGATGTTTCTTATTATTCAGAACTTGGAATTTTTCTTAAAAATGGTTTCCAAAATGGAACATTCTATTTGAACAATAATCAAAACTTGCTAACTGTTCAGTTTTCTGATTTTCCACAAGCCCAAGAATTTGATTTGATAAAAATTGCCAAAGGTTCAGAGTCTTATTTGTTGTTTAATCCTGATGTTTTTACTGATTCAGAAGCAAACAAATGTACAGTTTTGGTAGGACAATCAATTCAATTTCAAGATGGAGACTTGGCAACATTTCTTTCAAGTAACGGTGGTGATGGTTTTGGAAACGATGATGGAACAACTGGAAACATTATTCCAGATTACATTTTAACATTGCAACAATAGTAAATAATTTACAAGTTAGCCTAAACAAAATTTAGGCTAACTTTCACTTTTTAATTCAAAACAAAATGAAATCATTATTTTTGTAGAAGGTTATGTTGCAAAAATAGTAAAGCCACTTGACCCATCTTTAAATTATATTACTGGTGCAACATTATCAGGCAAAACTCTTGCATTTACCTTAATATACGAGACATATTAATTTATTTTTTATCACGTTTAAATACCCAAAATTATGGATATTAATAATTGTTATGATTTGGAAATTCCGCCAGACGTATCTTGTATAAAGTATGGCAATCACCCTATTGAGGGTATTATGTACACTAAACAAGGACACCCGTTAGTAGTAGTTCCTCCATTAGCAGGGGACACAATCACATTAGCACAAAAGACATCTACTGAAATTGCAAGAAGAATGGCTTTGTCTGATAGTGTGGATGAAAAGATTTTTATTTTTGAGGTTAAGAAAGGTCAAATGCCTTTTTCAAGCCCTGTTTACAAGACTGACCCGCACAGAAACGTAAAGATTTTGAGCGAGATAGATACTCAAATGAAATTTGAGTGGTCAGACTATCGAGATAACGATGAACTTTACGACTTCTATTCTAAGCTAAATGACGGACGTTTATATTTAGCATGGGGTAAGACAGGTAAAAAGTTAATTGGGGGATTTGAAGGCATTTTAGGCTCATTCACGGCAAATTCTGGAAACATTGAAGGGGCTGAAATGAATAGCCAAATTAAGGCAGAATTTAACTGGGTTGGAAACTCAGTTCCGAAAAGAATATCAATCGTTTGATAATTGGAGAATTGATAATTTCAGTTCTCCAATTTTAGCAAACTACCCACTAAATAGTTTTGTTTACCGCTAAAACAATATGACAAATATTATGATGATTAAGCCCACATTTGCATATGTTTTTTCAAACATTCTTTTGTTTTTAAACAATGTAAGTGATTTAGATTTATTGCTAAAACTAACCACTTTTTTTGCTTACATGATTTTTATGTTAGTTGCTATTTCTGAAAAAATTAGTGCTATCAAAAAAGGTGGATATTTAGAAAATTACAAAGGAAGTTGGAAGGTTTATTTAATTGAAACAGTCAAAGAGTTTTTAGACAACTTGAAAAATGGAAAATGAAAAAGATATAAAGTGGTGGAAAAGCAAAACGCAAAACATCTTTGCAATTGCAAGTTTAGCTTTTTGCTTTTTAGTTTTGCTTTTGCTTATGTTTTTTGATGTTCCAGAGCCAAATAGAGATGTTTTTAATATCTTAGCTGGTAGTTTTTTCGGTGGTACTATTGGCTCAATTACTGGCTACCTTTATGGTAAATCAAAGCCAGAAGGAGAAATGTCTTCAACAATAATAAGTAGTTCAGAAAATGAATAAACAATTTTATGACATTGTCAGAGTTGAAATTTTTGGTGGTTCAATTTCAAAGAATCAGTTTGAGGGAATTGAAGCAACCTTGCAGGAAGCAAAAGAAAGAAAAGTTCCTAATGAACAACTTGCTTATATTTTTGCTACTGAATACCATGAGACAGACAAAACTATGCAACCGATTGAAGAGTACGGAAAGGGTGCTAAAAAATCTTATGGTCGAAAAGTTAAGTATAGTGGACAACCTTATTTTAAGCCAGATAAAATTTATTTTGGCAGAGGTCATACTCAAAATACATGGTATGAGATTTACGAAAGATTAACCCAGTTAGCAAGATTTCAGGGCAAAGATTGGGACTTTCTCAATAGTCCAGAATTACTCTTAGAAATGGAAAAAAGTATTTGGGCAACTTTTGAAGGAATGACAAAAGGTATTTATACAGGCAAGAAACTAAGCGACTATTTCAATCCAAAGATAAACGACCCTTTAAATGCCAGAAGAATCATAAATGGAACTGACAAGGCAAAATTAATCAGCGAATATTATAACGTGTTTTTAAAGGCACTACAAACATGAAATTAATTATTACAACCCTTGCGTCGCTTTTTATATTATCTTGCAAAGACAACAAAAGAATCATACAGGAGGCTAAACAACAGGCATACGCAGATAGTGCCAAAAGAGATTCCATAAAATTCATTCAACTAAAAAAAGAAGATGAAAAAATTGAAAAAGATTTATCTATTGGTAAGCATTATAGTTTGGAGCAACTTGATAGCATTGTGTCAGGTGGAGAACATAAACAAGCCCCTAAATGGGTTGGAGGTCAAACAAGGTGATACATTTGCAAATTTCACTTATAAAGTTTTAACTGGATATTATCCTAAACAAACTGAAAAGTTTTTGGGTTTTAAACTTAATGAACAGCCTATTGATACTTGTTATTACCAAGCCCCAAAAATCACCTGTAAACAAGCTCAGTTCAATGCAGAGGCTATTGTTAATTATCCATTATTGCAAAAATCAAATAGTATCAAGGATGAAATGATACGAACGAAAGAAAACGAATTGTATCACACAATAGAATCATATTCAGCAGAAAAACAAATTTTCAAGATTGATTATGAAGCACTCCAAAAAGTTTTTAAAAAACGAGAATCAATTTCTAAAAGATGGAAATATGCTACTTTTGGGTTTGCAGTCTTAGCAGGAGCTTTTTTTGTAAAATAGAAATTAAAACTTAAATCCCTAATAATCAAACGGTTATTAGGGATTTTTTTGTTCCAACGAAAATTTATTTAAAATACTTTAAATAAAATTAGGATTTAAAATATTTTAAAACTAATTTTACATCACAATCAAACAATAACAATTTAAAAAAACAAAAAGATGGCTCACGCAATTGACAATTCAAATGGCAAAGAAAACTTTGTAAGTTACAAGCAAAAAGCATGGCATGGTTTAGGTACTGTTTTGCAAGAAACATTAACCATTGAAGATGCTTTAAAGTATGGAGGTTTGAACTTTGATGTTCATAAATTACCCAATACTCATAATATTCCTTATGTTACAGAAAATGGTTTAAATGCTAAAATGAAGGTAGAATCTACCAATAGCTTTTTTACTTACCGAGATGATACATTAGCTATTTTAGGAGACAAGTTAGGGAAAGATTATACTGTACTTCAAAACATTGAAGCCCTTGGTGTATTGGATATTATTTTAGAAAATAATGTAGGGATGATACTTGAAACAGCAGGAAGTCTTAAAGGTGGCTCAACAGTATTTGTTACAGCAAAAATGCCAGATAATATCATAGTTGGAAAAGATGACGAAGTTGAACAATACTTGGTTGCCAGTAATTCACACGATGGTAGTTCAGCAGTTAGAGTAATGTTTACACCTGTAAGAGTTGTTTGTCAAAACACCCTTACAATGGCAATTAGAGGTGCAAAGAAACACCACTCAATACGACATACTTCAAATGTAAAAGAGAATTTCCAACAGGCTTTAAAGGTTCTTGGTTTAGCTACTGAAAACAAAGAAATCGCAGAGCAAGCGTTTAACCAGATGGCAAAAACACAACTAAGAAAAGACGAATTTTGGAATTATCTTGGGAATGTGTTTTTTACTGAACAGGAGTGTAAAGACATCAGAAAAGGAACTCCAAAGGAGGACGTTTTAAGCCCTCAAAAAATAAAGTTGATAGAGAACGTAATGGAATACTCACATAGTGGCGTAGGACATCAAGATGCAAGCGAAATGAGTTCTTGGTGGGCTTACAATGGAGTAACAGGTTACTTATCAAACGAAAAGAAATTTAAAGATGCAGAAAAAAGATTTGACAATTTGTTAGTTAGCACTTCGGTTCAAGACAAAGCCCTTGATTTAGCATTAAATCCGAGCCTTATAACTTCATTAAAGGCTATACCAAGTTTCAATCTAAACAATAACTAAAAACATTTAAGGGGTGAAATTCCCCTTAAATTTCAAGAAATGACATTCACAACTAAATTTAACATCGAAGATACCGTAATGGTAAAAATAGAGGGAAAAATGCAACCCAAAAAAATAACTGGCATACAGTTTAAAACTGGTTTTGTTTGCTACAAGTTGTCAGGAGAAAAAGGTTGGTATCACAATGCAGACTTAAACAACATAATATAATGATTTTACTATCGAAAATACCAAAAAAATTATCAGAATATTGTTTTCCTTTTACTTGTGATTATCAGTTATTGCAATTCAAAGACCAAGAAAATTTTGCAGATATGCCAATTGAATTAATAAGCACAATTCACGAGTTTTGTTTTTTAGTCATGGATGATATTAGGTGGAGGACTTTGTTAGATTATAAGTATGTTGAAGAGGCAAGAATTTTAGTTCAAGAGTTTTTATCTGAATATCAAATTGACCTTGACGATATACCAATATTTCATTTGTCAGAACATCGTACATTTGTTTATGATGATTTTTTCAAACCAATAGATAGAATACCAGAATTTATTGATTTTCTAAAAAAGGTAAATATTTATGGAGATACAGAACCAGTTTGAAAAACTCTTGAAAGAACTAAAAACCCAAGAGTTTGAGAGCCTTTCATTTACATATTTGCCTAAGTTTGAATATGTGGAATTAGAAATAATCATAGTTAAGAAAAAATTTAGAAGACAAGGGGTAGCAAGCGAAGCAATTAGTAGATTATGTGAATTATGCGACAAAACTAAGACAAAAGCAGTCTTGTATCCATCAGATGAATTTGGAGTTTCAAAAAAAATATTGATAAATTTTTATAGGAAATTTGGCTTTAAATTTTACTTTGAAACTGATTACACCGACAGGGTTGTAAATTTTATGAAAAGATACCCAAGTGATTGCGAAGTTGATTTGATTGAATTTGAAAACTTAAAATTTATCTAAAATGTACTATTTTAAAGACAATGAGGGAAATTTGTTTAGAACAAAATTTTCTCCAAAAGAAATATCAAATTACATACTTTTTGATTGCCTCATGGAAAATGGAGACAGTAAAGTAATGGAAGAGTATAAAGTAAATTACAAATCATTTTACTATTTAGAATAATGAAATCATTACTACAATATAACAAAGTATTACCAAGAGACTTGTTTAATGAATCAAAGGCTTTAAAGAATATTGGTCATTTGTATTTATTGTGCCATGACGGTTTAGCACACGGAATAAAGTGCTTTGATAGTCTTGATGGTGGAAATGACCCATTTGAACTCTATTTGACACATGACGGATATTTGTATTGTTCAAACGTTTTTTTTAGATATAATGGTTATCCATTATTTTTAAAAAGTCTTTACAACTCTAAGAATAATTATACTTTATTTTTAGAAAGTAATTATGAAGACTTTTTGGTATTTGATGAAATTGGTAATTTAACTGAGGAGTTTTTAGAAGAAATATTAAAATTAAAAAACTAACAACAAAATGGCAGAAACAAAAATTTTACTAAGTGTAGATACACTTTCAAAGAAAGAGATAGATGCTCAAATATCTCAAAAAGTTACTCACCTTAAAGCAATCTTTGACATTGATTCAGAAGAGGTAAGAGAATTTGCATACAAGACCGTGACGGATTCAAAAAAGCAGATAAAACTTGTAGAAACTGAAAGGAAAAAAGTTACAAGCATTTTGGATGCTGAAAAGAAGAAATACATGGATTTTGAAAAAGAAATTGTACTTGAAATTTCAACAGAAACAGAACGTGTAGCAAATTTGGTTATTGAATACGACAAAGTTAAAATTCAAAAAGCAAACGAAGAGCATGAGCGTTATAGACAGCAATTAGAAGCACAACAAACTAAACAACAACCAGTATTAGACGAAAATGATTGGTTTTCAGATATTGAAGAAAAACAAGATGTTTTCGTTGAAGCCGTACAAGTTCCTCAAATTGGTTTACCCAAAGGAACAACTGGAACGAAGAGTTTTAGAATCTTAGATTTTAATTTAATCCCAGATATGTTTAAGGTTCTTGACGAAAAGAAAGTAAGAGAAGCAATGAAAAATGGAATTGAGATTGTTGGTATAGAGTATTTTTTAGAACAAAAAACCACTTTTAGATAATGCAAGTAAGAATAGACAAAAACAGCTTTGGGCAAAAGTTCCCAACAAATTCAATGATTGAAATGTCTCACACAATAGGTGTGGAATTTGACAAAACTCTTGAATATTTTTATCAGTCAAAAAACGAAAGTGGTCAGCCACAACCATACGAACACATTTTTAATTACTTTGATAAAATAGGTATAGACATATCAGTTTACAAACAGTTTGAAAATACATGGAGGTATGATATTTCTACCAGAAATAATGAAATTCTCACAACTGATATGTTCATTGATACTCGAAAACTATGTATTTCACAGGCTTTAATTTCAGCCTTTAATGTGCGAGAAAATCAAATAAGTGAACCAATACCCCACTTGGTTACTTTTGATGGGTTACGGTTCACCTTGGAGTATTTAGGTATTGATAATCTCTCTTTTTCAATTGAAGACTATTTGGAATCTTGCAAAACAAAAAAAGGTTATTTCATTTGTGAGAAAGATATAAATGGTTTTGAAAATAAAATTAGGGTTATTATTACAGAAGAGTACAAACAAGTAGAAGGAAATTTTCAAGCACCAGTACAAAAATTTTACAAGTTTTCAATGTTTTATTACGTTGAAGACTACGAAACATTTAGCTTAAATCCGTATTTTTTTAAATTGTAGTATTACTTAAAAATAGCCTTATTATTCAAATTAAGGCTATTTTTTTGTTCCAACAAAAATATATTTAAAATACCTTAAATAAAATTAGGATTTAAAATATTTTAAAACTAATTTTACATACAGAAAGCAATTAAATAACAATTTAAAAAAACAAGAACATGAAACTTACTATCAAAAAAAGCAAAATTGAAACATTACAAGTTGATTTTATTCAGTTTTTTACAGACAAAAATCAAAAAAATCAAATACCGATTGCTTACAATGAATCATTAACCATCAACAATATTTCCTATATTCTTGATAGAATTAGTTTGAGTGCTAATTGTATATCTATCAACTATGTTAGTAACGAACACATTTTTGATTTTTTTGACAAAATCATAGATGAAAATACGGTTAATCCATTAGTTAGAAAATACACGGCTTTTAAGAGTATTAAAGAAATGGTTGAAGCAGTAAGTTACACCCCAACAATTAGAAGCATTACTGGACTTTGTAATCAAGATGAAAAAGAACTTAATGCTATTGAGAAAAAAGAATTATCAAAGATTGCAACCCTTTACAATCAAATTCAAAAAGAGAGAGGTTCGACACGTAGAGCCTACGAGTGTTAATAAAATGTTAGTTTTGAGGAGGGTAAAACCTCCTCTTAAAAATAAAAAAATGAAAAAGACAATTTATTTAGCATCTTGGTTGGTTCTTACTGGTACTGATGCAATTTTAGGATATAAGACAGCCGTTTCAGATTTTGGTATTACAGACACTTCACTTGCAATAATTTGGGCATTAGGTTTTAGCTTGTTGTCAGTACCTTTGAAAGTAATCTACGATAGAACTATTGAGACAGGTTATAGGATTGGAGGAATTTATGGAAATTTAGTATTTTTAACATTTTCAGCAATTTGGATTTTTGTTTGTTTCAACGCTTATACTGGAATATCTGAATTAAGAAAAAGAGATATGCAAAGATTGCAAATAAATAATTTTGAAAGTGTTACGTTGAAAAAAGATGCAAACATTTCACCTAAAATAGAGAACACTTTTGATTACAAATTAGCAAGAAAAAGGCTTATTTTACAAGGAAAGCAAGATTCATTAATTTTAGCATTAATTTTGGAGCAAAAGAAGGAAGCTAATATTCAAAGAAAAAAGCTAATGGAAGAAAGCAATGGTAATGGATTTTTATATTTTAATTTGCTTTTAATTTTGTCAGCAAGTGTTTGTCTTAGTTTGGGATTAGAAGATGAAAACACAAAACTTTTAAAAATTGATTCTAAGGAGTTAAAAAACAATGAGCCTATACAATACCTAAGTAGTCCAGAAATAGTTGAAAAAACACAAGAAAAAAGGCAAAAAACAAATGATTTAATTGTTCAATTACAATACCGTTGCGATTGTTGCAACAAAACATTTATAAACCGATGGGCTTATAACGGACACTTTAAAGGTAGCACTTGCGAAAAAGGTAAGTTTACCAAGATAGAATTATGATGAAAGATATTTTTTACTATTCAATGATTACTATAAATGGTATTTATTTTGGTCAATTTATGCAAAAGTTTATTAGAGTAACTAAGCAAATGAAAAACCACGTTTACATTTCCAATGTGTTTAGAGAAGTGGACAAAAAGACAAAAAAAGATTGTTTTATTTTAGGATTTATATTTTTACTAAATATTATTATTTTAATTATTTTGAAAAATGAAATTAATAATTGACTTCAATAAAAATTCCGAAAAACAAAGACTTTTCAACCATTTAAAAGAGTTGAAAGGTACTGTTTATGTTACTCTTGAAAGAGAGACGAGAAGCAGTAATCTAAATAAATATTATTTTGGTGTAGTTGTTAAATTAATCTCACAACATACAGGAATGACAAGTTCAGAGGTTCATTTAGAACTTAAAAAAAGATTTATACCTGTATTTTTTCGTGATAGGTATAAAAGACAAGAGGTTATTTATGGTGGAGGTACTGCTTACCTTACTAATAAACAATTTTGGGAGTATATTGAACATTGTGTAATATTTGCTCAGGATTTTTTTGATATATATATACCACAACCAAATGAAATAATTGAACCATAATTTTTACTAATATGTACAAAAAATGCACAATTTGCAAAAAAGAGTTTTTAAAAAACGAAGATAATTTTTTTTATAAAAAAGACAAATATAAACTTATTGATGGAACTTTTAAGAATTTTTTAAAATGTTGTTCAAGTTGCAAGCGTTGCCATTCAATAAAGAAAACTGAAATAACGAGAAAGAAAAGATGCGAAGAGTTAAATTGTTCCCTTGATGAATATAATAAAAAATGGAAGTTAGAAATTGGATTGAAAAATAGAAAATTTAAAGAAGCCTTTAATCATCCAAAATATAAAATATTATTGTATAATGTTAACAAAGGATATATTTTTTCATCTATAAGACAATTTGAAGAAGATTTAAAAAATAATTTATTTATTAGGCGTAGAATTAAGAAAATTACAAAAATTAAAATTGCAGATGATTTACTTCTTTCGGATTTACCTAAAAAAGAAAGAAGTTCTCTTGAAAAAGAATATAGAAATACAATTCTTACAGATGGACTTGTTGCAAATAGGTTAGGGTTTAAAGTTTCAGAAATTAGTAAAGACCATATCCAAACAAAAAGATTGATAATTCAAATAAATAAACTTTTAAAAAACCAATAAAATGGAAAATGAAAAATCAATTCAAATTAAAAATACCGTTGATTTGAATAAAATGCTAACTGGCGTACTTATGCAATTGAAAAGGGGAGAGGTTTCCCACGAATACGCAAAATCTGTTAGTTTAGTAGCTGACAAAATAAACAAAAACAACTCGAATGCTATACAGTACAAATCTGTTTGTAAGCATAAAGAAGAGGTAGACTTTTTTAAAGATTGTTAATTAAAAATTGGCAAAGGAGTATTTTGATTTATAAAAAACAAATGGGCTTTTTTAGTCAGACTTAATGGAAAGAGATATTAGAAAGAACCACATAACAATACAAGGTTGGATGGTTCAAGATTTAGATTTAAAGGGTAATGATTTATTATGTTACGGGTTAATTTATGGGTTCACTCAGGATGGTCAAACTGAGTTTACAGGTAGCTTAGATTATATATGTGCTTGGTTAAATACTACTCGCCCAACTGCATCAAAAGCTATAAGTAATTTATGTGATTCAGAGCTTGTGATTAAGAGGGTTGAAATGATAAATAACGTTACTTTTAATAGGTATAAAGTAAATTTAGACCCCATAAAGAAACTTTACCGCCCCCATAAAGAAACTTTACCCCCCCCCCATAAAGAAACTTTACCTAATAATATAATAGATAATATAAATAATAATAATTATTTTATTATTAGGAAAGATTTGAAAATTTTTCAAAAAAATATTGAAAAAAGATATGACTACGAAAATTATAATTACATAATTTTTATTGACAATTCAGAAGTTTTTGAGGGTAAAGTTGTCATTCCAGAGCTTTTTTTAATTGATTTTATGCAAGAAATTCACGCTATAAGATTTGAAGGAATTTTGAGATTATTTGAAGGTTCAAAAGAAGCAAGGCAAAATGATTTCTTATCAGTTTCAAGAACACTGTTTAAAGAACGTTGTAGTTCAACTTTTCAAGATATTGACCATTTTTTTAATACAGTTAGGAAAATTAAATTAGATATTGAAAAATCAAAATCTCGCAAAAGTTACCCAAAAACTGAAAAAATAACTTTTGAAGTTGGACAGGATAATGCAAGCGGTTGGTAGCAATGAACATCAAAGAAATATTCTCAAAGATTCCCAAGGTTGAACAAGAAGAATCTAAATTATTGACACAAGACCATGATTCTAAAACTGAAAATATAATCATAGCTTTTTATCAAATGTTTAATAAAGTTTATGGCAGAGAATTTTTGCTTGACATTGACAATGAAAAACAGTTTACGGCATTGGCTTATTATTTTTCAGACAATCCAAGATTTGAGCAAGTCTTAACAAAAACAGATACTTCTTTACTTGACTATAAATTGAACAAAGGGTTGTTTTTAACAGGAGATTATGGTTGTGGAAAGTCAAGTATGATTCATGTTTTTGGAGAAGTTTTAAGGTCAGTCAGATTAGGTTTTTTAACGTACTCATTTTTAGACATAGACGATGAATTTGTTATTAATGGATATAATACATTCATTCAGCACAGAAAGCCTTTTACAAAGTATTATGATGATTTTGGACAGGAATCTATGTTGGTTGGTAACTACTCAAATAAAGAATCAGTTGCCGTAAAAATATCTGAATTTCGTTATAGATTATGGGTAGAACAAAAAATAAAAACTCATTATTCCAGTAATATGAATGGAGTAAATTTTAAAAATAGATATACAGATTTTATCTATTCCAGAATAAAAGAAAGTTGCAATATTATTAATTTCACGAGTGGCACAAAAAACAGAAGATTATTATGAAAAAGAATAAACAGGTTTTTATTTTATACAATACAGACGCTTGGCATTCAAAAGAATCAAAACAATTATTAGGAATATTTACCAGTAAAGAAAAAGCTATAATGTTCGCAAACGGATTTTATCATTTAGATGGAGATTTTAATTATGAACTATTTCACCAAGGGCAGACACAAGGATTGGATGAAAACTTTATTATAGAAAAAGATTTTATCAATAAATGGTACAAATAATAATACAAAGTAATTTATTTTTTAAATAAAATACTTTAAATTACTTTTTTAATTAAAACTTTTTAATTAAATTTACGAAATGAAAAAATTATCAAAAAAATATCAAAAAAAACATATTCCTTTTGACGAAAAGTTTTCGATGGAACTTTACAAAAAAGGTAAAATTCAGTTGCAGACAGTTGAAAGGTGGAAAGAACAAGGCTTTATGCCAGAACACTACAAAGTTCCAAGTAATTGTGTTAAGATAGGAGAAAAAACACTTACCAAATTAAGAGAGGAAAAAGGTTTATCTCAACAAGACTTTACAAAGATTTTCAACAATAAATATTCAGTAGAGGTTTCAACAGTTTCAGTATCAAATTGGGAAACAGGCAAGTTTAAGCCCTCTAAAATGTATAAAAAACTATTGGATAGTTTTTTTGATGTTTAGTTATTAAAAATTCAAACGCATTGGCAATGTTACAAATCTCACAAGAACAATCCTTGGTGCTTAATCAAGCACTCAAAGTATTTGGCTTAAAAAGTCAAATGGTAAAAACAATCGAAGAACTTACAGAATTAAGTTTGAAACTCCAACATGGAAACGAAAGGGGTTTTGACAATTCAGACATTCAAGAAGAATGTGCTGATGTATTTGTGTGTCTGTGGTACATTATTCAGAATTTTGGAATAGATGAAATTCAGAAAAATGTAGATTTTAAAATTGATAGATTAAGGCTAAGATTATTAGACAAACTTAATATTTTAGGATTACAAAATTAGAGCAATAAACAATTAAACAAACATAGAATAAAATGAAACTAATAATTAAAAAACCATCAGACTTTATACAAGTCAATCATGTCATAGTTTTGGTTTACGGACAACCTGGCACAAGAAAAACCAGCTTTGCCAGCACAGCCCCCAAAGCAATTTTATTCGACTTTGATAATGGTGTACGAAGAGTAGATGAACAATACCGTTGCGAATATGTACCAGTAGATTATTTGAAAGATTGGGCAATGGTTGAAGAATCAATTTCAGACCCTCTATTTGCAGAATACGAAACCTTTATCTTTGATTCAGTTACTAAGTTATTAGATTACATGACTGACTTTGTTATCAAAAAGGATGCTAAAAACAAAAAAGCAGGAGGGGGATTAACAATGGGTGGTTATGGAGCATTAGGAAACGTATTTTCTTCATTTTTAAAGAAACTTGAAATGATGGGTAAAAATATAATTTTTGTCGCACATGACAAAGAAGGAAAAGAAGGGGATGCAACAAGACTAAGACCAGACATCGTAGGTGGTTCTCTTGGAATGGTTACACGTAGTGCTGATTTGATAGGCTACGTTGAAATGATTAACAATGTTTCGGTAGTTCAATTTTCTCCAACTGATAGATTTTATGCAAAAAATTCTTGTGGTTTACAAAGTCAAATTGACACAAGTGAAATTTCTTTGACCAATATATTGCAAACTTACAAGACAGGAATAAATGAAAAGTCGGCAGAGCTAAAAAAATATAGAAATGCCATGAAGGAAGGTTTGGCTTTATTAGAGCCAGTTACTGATTGTGAAACCTTAAATATTGCTTGGTCAGACTTAAAAAAGGTTGAGCAATCAATGACATCAAAAACAGAGTTATCATCTGCATTTAAAGAAGTTGCTGAGAGGGTAGAATGTTTTTTTAACAAAGAAACTATGAATTTTCAAGAGTTTGAAAAAGCAAAAATTGATTTAGAAGAAACAGGCGAAATCACTACTGAACAACCAGAAGAACAAAAACTTAAAACAAAAAAAAATGCAAAAGATAAAGTATAATTTCTCTCCATCATTATTAAATCAATTTTCCCTCTTCTTAACAGAAGAGGGATTTGAAAGAGATGGTGAACAAATACCATTTGTTAGTTTTGAAAAACTCATGGATGCTATTAACAAAGTTCCATATCAAACAACAGAAGCACAGCAAAAAGGAATTGATTTTGAAAATGATGTTATAGAATATGCACAGGGAAATAAAGGTATTCTAAATGGAAAAGATATATTTTATTCTAATTGCATTGTGGAGATTACAGACAAGTTGCCTAATTATTTTGTTGCACAAAGGTATGTTTCAAAACAGCATAAAGATATACTTTTTTACGGATTTTGTGATGTTGTTGGGGGTGCAAGAATTATAGATATTAAAACATCCTCACAGGCTTACAGTTTTGGAAAATTTTTAAATAGCCATCAAAACTTATATTTATGGGCTTTACAAGAACATGGTTTTAAGTCTATGGAATATTTATTTACAAATTTCAAAACAGTTTATCCAGAGATTTACCATGTTGAAAATTATAGTTTTGATAATCTTTTAAATCAAATGCAAGATTTTTCAGAATTTGTTGAAGACCATAGAAACTTGATTTATAATCAAAAGATATTTAATTACAGGTATGGAGACAAAGCCAGTTAGCGAATTACCATTAATGAAAAAGTCTTGTAAAACCTGTCCTTTTAAAGTTATGCCAGATGGTTCATTATTTGATGCACAAACAGCAGACATTGTAATAAAAAAAACACTTTTCAGTTCACAACAAATTTGTCATTCAACAGAAGGGAAAAGACGAAAACCAAAAAACAGGTGTGTTGGAAGTTGGAACTATAATTATCAAATTTACAAAAGAATGGGTTTTGGTCATTTAATAAAATAGAATTATGAAAAGGAAATTTAGAGACATAAGATTATCAAAACAAAATAAAATACGTCTTCAACAAATAAATGAAATTATTGAAGAATACAATGAGCAAGGATATACTTTGACACTAAGACAATTGTACTACCAGTTAGTTTCAAGAGATATTATGACACTTTTGAAGACATTAAAAATTCAGAAGAAAAAGATAGGGCTGTATTGAGAAAAATAATAAAAGACAATTTCTAATAATATGAAACCAATATCATTTCCAGACCAAAATTTAATTTTTGGAGAAAACCAAGAGGGAGTACAACCATTGCCAGCACACTTCAATAAAGAATTAGGTGTTGTTACAACTCTTTGGGAGTTAGATGAGCAAGAGGTAGAATCTATCAAAACCACAAGATGTATAATGTTAGAGTGTTGGACTTTTGGAGGAAAATTACAACCTGTAAATTTATTAACAATTCACGAAAACGAAAGGAGACAAAAAGATGGAGAATCATAAAAAATACTGTATGTTTTTAGATTTAGAAACAGGTGGTTTTAGTCCAACTAAAAACGCAATTTGTGAATTAGCTTTTTTGGTCTTTGACACAGAAACCAATGAAATTGTTTCAAGAAGTTGCCTAAAAATAAAACCCTACATTAGGGATTTTTCAACAAAAGAACTTGCCTCATATAAAGATGATGCTATGGCTATAAATGGTCACAATCTTGATGATTTAAGAAAAAATGGATTAGATGTTAAAAACGTTTTTGATATTTTTGATAAGGTTATTCAAAAATTTAATATTGTATTTTTTGGTGGGCATAATCTTGAAAGTTTTGACTTGAAATTTATAGATAACATTTATAAAATTTATCTAAAAAAAGATTTTAAATTTAGTCAAGCTATATGTACTATGAAAATGGCAAAGAAAAGATTAAAATTGAAATCTTATAGTCTTGAATCCTTATGCAAACACTTTAATTACACACCAGAAAGTTATCACAACGCAATGAGTGATACTCAATCAAGCTATGAAATTTTCCAACTTTTAAGAAATATTCAAATTTTACCAGAGCATACAAAATGAATAACCGAGCAAGAATCTATTTTTATCAATCAAGACAAAGAATGATAATTCAGCGTAATAAAAGAAAAGTCTTTACGCCAAATATTATTTTGTTTTTATCAGCTATTTTGCTTTTAGCATTATATGTTTACTTATCAATCTAAAAATTAATTAATTTAAAACATGGAAAAAATATTTTATTTTGACGTAGAAACTACTTCATTAGACCCCAAAAGCGGAGGTATTCACCAAATTGGAATTATCATTGAAATTGATGGTAAAACAAAAGAACGACTTGTTTTTAATTTAGCACCATTCCAAGGCGACATTGTTACAGATGAAGCCCTTGAAGTGGCAGGAGTTACGAGATTGCAAATAATGGCATACAAAAACCCTCTTGATATTTACGAAGAAATTGTGAGCCTACTAAACAAGTATGTTAATAAATTTGACAAACAAGACAAAATGTTTTTATGTGGTTTTAATAACCAGAAGTTTGACAATGAGTTTCTTAGAAACTTTTTTAAGAAGTGTGGTGATAATTATTTTGGTTCATACTTTTGGGCAAATAGTCTTGATATTCTTGTTTTAGCTACACTTTCACTTATGAAAGTCAGAAAAAGAATGGATGATTTTAAACTCAAAACAGTTTGTAAGCAATTAGGTATTGAAGTAGATGAAGAAAAATTACACGATGCTTTGTATGATATTGACTTAACAAGAGCTTGTTTATATAAGATAAGAGGAATATGATTACCAATGGAAATTCAATGAAATGGTATCTAATCATACGAGAGCATGATTATAAATTAATGGCAAAAGTAAAAGGCTACGATTTTGCTTTTCACTTATTAGATTATTACATAAAAGTTTTTCCCAGAAATAAATTTATTATTCAAGATAAAAACCAAAACAATGCAAAAATTAGAAAAAGAAGCAAGAAGCAAAATCTTGGACACAATAAAAAAGAGTTTTAAAGCAATTGAAAGACCTTTTCCTGAAAAAGTCAAGGAGCAAGATGAAATTATTGAAAATATTTTATCTTCTGTTTCCAAAATTAAAGATTTTGAATTAGATGAAAATGGAAACCTTAAAAGTGATAGGTTAAATATCTATATAGGTGAAGACGAGAGCGACCATATCATAACAATAGATATTAATGCAGGTAATTCACCATTTGTTATTCAAGACCCTAAAACAAAGAAAATTTACCAAAGCCTTGTTTATTTAGTACCACAAGATGTAACACCAACTCACGAGTTTTATATGCCAAGTAAACTTGAATATGCAAAACTTTCAAAAGCACAAAAAGATTATCTTGGAAGTGGAAAACTTTTATTAAGAAAAATTGGTGATGTTTTTGAGCCAAAATTTTCAGATAGAATTAAAGCAATGACAAGAAACAACTGATGATTGAAATAAAGAAATTATCAACATTGAAAACTTGGAGTTTTAAAGAAAATTTCCCAGAACCTTTTAAGCCACCAATAGGTGTTGAAGTTTATAAAATTTCAGAAGAAAATTATTTTGTGGTAAACAAAAGAGATATTCACTTTTTGAATAAACTAAGAGATTTACCTCCTCACATTAAAAAGAAAATACTAAAATGTTAGTTAAGTTAAAAACACAGCAAATACTTAATAATACCTTTGATTTACAAGTTTGTAATAATTGGTTTAAAGATGAACACATCAGTAGGTTAGCAACTGCATTGCGATATGAACAAGGGGAGTTTCACGAAAAATTAGAAGCTGAATATGTTGAAAATGGAAGGTTTATGGAAATATCATTAATAGAATCACAAACACGTTATATTGGTGGTGAGTATGAAATTGTAAATTTATGAACAGATATAAGAGTTGGACAAATAAACTAAGTGGTTTATCCAAAACTATCAAAAAATTTGGCTTTAAAGTAAGTGATTCAACTTACTATGTTGAGCAAACAATAATAAATGACTATTGTAAAATAAGGAAAATTAAAGGCTCTTTTACTCAAAAAGTCATAATGGTTTCAAGTGAATATAATTCTTTTGTAACTTTTCTTAAACTCAAAAATAAATAATAATATGTGGAAAAAAATAAACAGCTATTTAGAGGAATCAATAGAGGTTGAAAGTTGTAAAGAATATCTTTTTTACAATGAAGATTGGATAAATTCAGACACTCCAAATGGTATAAGGATTGGATTTTATAATGATGGAGACTTTTATACATCTGTATGGAATAATGAGTTTGATTCTTATGATTCTGATGATACAAAACCAACGCATTTTATGGAAATTTTAGACTTTAATTTATAAAAATGAAAAATACAAAAATTGAGTGGTGCGACCATACTGTTAATTTATGGATTGGCTGTACAAAAGTTCACACAGGTTGTGATAATTGTTACGCTGAAAAGCAATCAATCAGATGGGGAAATAATGTTTGGGGCAACAATGTAGAACGCAAGCAGGTTTTAAGTGCATTCAAAACACTTGACACTTTGCAAAAACAAGCCAAATCACAAAATCAATTTCAAAGTGTATTTGTTCAATCATTGAGTGATATTTTTGAAAAATCAATGCCTGTTTTTTCGCCAAGAAAGGAAATTTGTGAATATGAAAATACTGGACAAATTAGAAATGAATTTTTTACCAGAATAAATCAAGGTAGATACCCAAACTTGATATTCTTGTTACTTACAAAAAGACCATCTAATATTGGAAGTTTTATTCCTCAAAATTGGTTAGAAATACCACCAAGAAATGTATGGTTTGGTTGTAGTATTTCAGACCAAAAAACAGCAAAAGATTTAATTCCTAAATTTTCGAGATTTTTTTCAATCCCACACTTTAATATATTTTTAAGTATTGAGCCACAAGTTGAAAGAGTTGATTTACGAGAATCTTTTTCTATAAATTTTGGAGAAACTATTTTTGAGCAAAGGCTTATTGATATGGTTGATTGGGTTATTTGTGGAGGAGAAAGCGGACACCATAAAAGACCTTTTGAATTAGCTTGGGCTTATGACTTAAAAAGTCAATGTGAAAGATTTGGTATTCCATTTTTCTTTAAGCAAATTGATAAAATAAAGCCTATTCCAGAGGATATAATGATTAGAGAGTTTCCAATAAATATACCAAGATACGCCAGTTAGAATACAGCGAAAAAGAACGCTGAATGTTTATGCAGGATAGGGAATAGTATTCCGTCTGCCATATTGCAAAACCCAATGTTATATGCTGTGCTTTTTATTTGGGTATCAAAATTTATTTAAAATGGAAATTCAAGATTATTTAACAAGTTTAGTTCAGCAAGCAAGAAATAAGCGTTTTGCTGATTCCCCACAATTGTCATTAGGAGAATTAATTAATGAAATTGAAAAATGCGGTTTACAAAAAAATGACGGTGAAGATAAAGAAGTTTGTTATGACTTTGGCACTGCGATACCGACTGATTTAGATAGTTATCGTGGTTCATATAATGAACTGGCACTTGGCTATAAACTTACTGGATATGATAACGATGCGGAGCATTTAAAAGATGTTAAAGCAAAAGACTTATTACAGCATTTAAAAGAAGCTATTGGCAAGGAATATACAGGTTGGAAAGGTGGTGAATACACAATGTCAGAAGATACGCCTGTATGGGTTGCAAATTCAGGCAATGCAGGAAGTACAGCTATTTTAGGAGTTTTAGATGATGGCTGGCGTTTAATATTATTAACAGCGTATGTTCAATTTTAGGGTGTCGCTGCATAGCATATAACGTCAATATTTGCGAAGAACGGCAACGAAACAAACTGTGAATTTCAAGTTAATGTCAGCCGTTTTTTGCAAATATATTGTTCTATGAATACGGATTTTTTGGAATAAAATACTAAATGGGAAAAGGGCGTTGCAGACGAAAAACGCATTTCCTCGGTGGGTTATCAGAAGTCCAAATGATGCCCACCAATTTTTAAATTATGAAAATAAAACAGCGAAGGAATTTAAAAAAAGCCGAAAAACTTGCAAAAAAAATTTGGGAGTTTAAAGATGAAGTAATAAGTGAATATTCCAATTTTGACAATATAATACTTCAATCTGTAAAGCAAAAGTGTGGATATATAGGAGTAATTAATTTTCTAATTCAGTTTGTTTTGCCAAATGAAATATTTGGATTTGAAGGTAAAATAGTTCGATTAGTTGAATTTATTGATTCATTAACAGAAAGAGATATTTTAATTATTAAGAAAATGAAAAATGAAACTGGTTATGCTAATTTCAAACTAAATTACAATATGTGGGATGGATTTTTGAGAACTTCTCGTAAAGGCTCATTCTAACCGTTTTCATAGAACGTTGAAGCATTGGCGAAGGCAGGGAATAGTAGCACTTCTGTTCAATTACTTACCGATGCTCAATAGGATTGCAAAAGTTCAAAATTAGTACGTCAGCCCTGCTTTTGCCAATGCAATGTTACAGGCAGGTGTGGGTTGATTAGGAATAAATTGTCAAACTTAAAAAACATAAAAAATGGAATTAGTCTTTTTATCAAATGGTCAAGCCTGTTACCTTAAAGAAAAAATAGGCAGTAAGTATATCGTAAACAAAATATTTGAGTACGAAGATGAAGAAAATGGTTGGCAAGAAGTACAGGATGCAAACGATATTGTAGTTGATGCTGTATTTAACAAACCACCTATTGAAAAAATAGATGTTGAAATTAAAGAATTGCAACTTAAAAAGAATCAAACACTTTCCGAAATTTCAGAACTTGAAAGCAAAAAAAGAACAGTTAAAAATGAAGTTGAGCAAATAACTAAAACGCAAGTTTCTAATAGCAAATTTATTATTAACAGAAGTGATTTGATAAATGCAAAAACTTTGGCTTTGTTTATGAAAGACCGACCCCTTCCAAAATTGATGGATAGTAGTAATAAGTCTTTTAAAGGCTTAAAAGTTTCATTGACTGTTGAAATATCAACTGGACTTGAAAGAAGTTGGGGCTATTCTTTGTATTATGATTACGATAGAAGTAGCGATTACTTGTGTGAAAAATATGGCATACTAATAAACCCAACACAAGAAGAAATAGATGCTATGATAGTTAAAAGACTTTCAGAGTTTAAATTTAGCGACCATTGGATGAAAAGTGTTGATGATAAATATTTGGTGGCAGAACAGTTGACACAAAAAAATGAATATTTAGAAAGTGAAAGAGTTAAAGAAAAAGAGAAATTAGAAAAACAGATACTGGAAACGCAAGAAAAACTTTCAAAGTTGCAGAGTGCTAACACTTGCCTGTAACGTTTTGGGGCTTTATGAAGTTGGGGAAATCGAAGCTCAAATGTTCGTTTCAGCACAAAAGCCAAATTGAAAAACTGATGTTGAGGGTTAGCACTTCCGCCCCAATTTCTTAAAACCCTTGTTAGGCGTTTGTGCCTTTCTCGGTAGGAAGTTAAAATTTGTAAACAATTAAAATTAAATAATATGCCAACAGGTTACACAGCAGGAATTTTAGATGGTAAGATTACCACATTTCCACAATTTGCAAAACAATGTATGAGAGCTTTCGGGGCTACAATTCATATGAGAGATGACGATATGGATGCCGAAATTACTTCAAGAACTCCAAGCGATTACTATTCAAAAGAAATTGAAAAAGCAAAGCAACTATTAAAAGATGCCGAAACTTTATCAGATGAAGTAATAGTAAAAAACCGAAAAGAAGAACTTGAAAAAAGCAAAGAATATCATTTAAAAGCTATTGCAAAAGCAAAAGTTGATATTAAAAATATGAATGATATTTTAAAAGATGTAAGAAAGTGGCAACCACCAACAGCAGACCATACTGGAATAAAAGATTTTATGATTGACCAAATTGAAAAAACAATTGACTTTGATTGTAAAACTAAAAACCACGATGAAGGACTTGCAAAAATAGAACTTGATTTATTAACCTTAAATGCTTCTGAAATTAGAAAAGATATGATTGCAAAGGCAAAAAAGGACTTTGAGTATAACACTAAAAATTACAATGAAGATGTCGAAAGATGCGATAAGTCAAATCAATGGGTGTCGGATTTTGTAGGGTCGTTGGCATAACGCCTAACGAGTATATAGACGAAATAACACATAGTTAAAATGCCCTCATTATCAATTACTTATGCCTATATTTATTGTATATCTTTTGCCCAAAACTATGTATTTACAAAATGTGGATTGTGTGTGAATTTAAAGACGAATAGAATAATCAAAAAAGTTTACAATAACCGATGCTTAGGATATAATATAAACGGCAAATTCCACTCTTTAACAATTTTAAGAAGTAGTTTAGTGAAAGTTAAAAAATCAAATTGTCCTTTTTAAATAGTTATGGCAAAACGTTGTAAAAATTTCCCTTGGTATCAGCAAGGAAGACCATTAATCACAGATATTTTAAAAGAATCAGCTATGAATGACAGGTTTACTTGTCATGTAGATTTAACAATTTGTGTAGGAGCAGAAAATTATAAATATTTCCAAAATAAAAAACTATCAAAATGAAAAATGATGAATTTTTAGAAATGAAATATGATAGTCAAATTATTGATAATCAAATACTTTTAGCTCAAAATGTTATTTTGAACAAACAGCAAAAAAATGATTTACACAAACTTATTATTACACAAATAATTATTAAAAAAGATATTAAAATTCATAATTTAGAATTAGAAGTTGAAAAATTAAAATTAAAATTAAAAAAACTATCAAAATGAAAATTAGAACACAAACAGAAGTTGAAAGACAAGTTCAAGGATTATTAGCCGAAAAGAAAACATTACCAATTTTTTCAGCATTTGGCGACCCAAACCATGAATCTATTGATGCCCAAATACAGGTATTACGTGGCAATGAGGACGCTGAATTGTACTCACACACAGAAGATTATCACGAATACATTTATCAGCAAGCCATACAAGCAGAATCATGGTTAAATGGTGATAATGATGATGATTTATTTTCAGAAGAATAATAACATAAAGCGTGGAGGTTATCCACGCTTTTCTAATAACATGAACGAAAAAAGTTGGCTCAAAGGGTATTAAAGGTATTTTACAAAATGAATAACGGTTGTAGGTCAAAAGATTGGGATTTTGAAAATGGAAACGGTATAAGTTGTCAAAAAGATATTTTAGGACTCATAAAAAAATGTGAAAAAATATGCAACAAAAAAGTATAAAACTAAATTTTGAAGACTCTTGTAAAGAGTTTGAAGAGTTATGGAATGAGATTTATTCAACAAAAGAAGTAATCGTTTTCGATGCCAGCCTATATCCATCATATTTAGTAATTGAACTAATACAGATTAAAATTTCAGACAGGAGAAAAGGTTTTGGAACTTTGGTAATGAATAAAATTATTGAATTTGCTAAAAAACACAACAAGGATATTTTATTGTTTGCAGATGAAAGTTTTGGCACTCCCAAAGAATACCTTTTGAACTTTTATGAAAAATTTGGATTTACAGAAAATGATTGTTCTGTTTATAGTGGAGCATGGCAAGATTATTTAATTTATAAAACATTGAAAGAATAAGGGACTTTATACCAAACCAGCCAACAATTGAGCAGAAAATTCATTTTCCAATTCATGCTTTTTTAATAGAGAAAATTTTAAATAAGCAGATAAATTATTAACTTTACATAAACAAAAAATTAAAAGAAAAATGAGTAAAAAGATAAAAGATTTCGTAAAATTCGATGATAAAAATTTTAATATTGGCACTGAATTAGGAGAGGAATTGATTAACAAGTCTATTTCTAAATTTGGCTACCGAGAAGCAAGTGTTTTAGATAAGCATGGTAACATCATAGGAGGTAATAAACGTACTCAGTCAGCATTAGATAATGGAATTACTGATATTGAAATTATCAAGGCAGAGAAAGGCAAGGTTTATGCTTTACAGTTTGATGATATTGATTTAGATTCACCAGAGGGCAGGGAGTTGGCACTTGCTTTGAATGCAACAGCCAAGGAGAATATCAACTTTGATGAATCAATGATATTTGAAACGATTGGTGATGATATTGCAATCGAATGGGGTTTTGAGGTTGAAATTGATTTACAGGGTGAAAGGAATAAGGACGATTCAAACTTTAATAAGTCCGCAAATTCATACCTCAATAATTCAATTCGGCAAATAGTGCTTTATTATGACATCGAAACTCATACATCTGTACTTGAATCGTTACAAAAAATAGCAACAGATTTTGATATTGAAAGTGATAATTCCGAAACTATCCAAAAATTAATAGAATTTTATGAAAGCAAAAATAATCAAGGTTAATGGATTAAAGTTCTATGTAAGGCAAGGCACTTCTGATGAAAAAACGGTTATTGAGGTTGTAAAAAATAATACCTACGAAAAAAGAGGTATAACCATTGAAAAAGGCGAAAATTGGGTTGATTTAGGTGGAAATATCGGAGCGTTCACAATACTTGCAATATCCAAAGGTGCTACTGTTACAACCTATGAACCAGACCCACAATCTTATCAAATGATTCTTAAAAATCTTGCTTTGAATAATTTAACATCAACTGTCATTAACAAGGCAGTTGTTTGTCATAATAAAGGGTTCGATTATCTTAGCATATCAAAAACAAATCAGTTTTGGAGAAATTCTTTAATGAAAGATATGGGAGGAGGAACTGTAAAAATTGAAACTGTTAATTTCAAAGATTGCATCAAGTCAGGGGATTGTATTAAAATGGATATTGAATGTTCTGAAATGCCAATTATCGAAAACTGGAATATTGAAGGCGTAAAAAAAATGGTTTATGAATGGATTTTCGACATTGATGATAGCATATTAAGGTATAAAGATGCAATAGAAAAGATGCAACTTTATTTTAAAATAGTTGTTTTTGATAAATATTTATTCAAGCATGAAAGATGGTTGAAAACATGGTTTCCAGCGTGTAAAAATGTTATTTGCCAAAACTAAATTATGAAAACAATAGAAATAACCAGAAAACCAATAGAATTAGATAAATTCAAGAAAAGGACTGCATTAGAACAAGATTGTAGCATTTTTATTGATTATGATTGCTTGGTTACTGAAAACGGAATCCCTAAAATACTTTATAAGAAACTTCAAAATGGTGATACCCAAACATTGAGGCAATCCGTGAAGAATATAAAGTATCAGCAAAATACGAGAACAACAGGACTTAAAACCCCAAGCAGAATATTTGGATTTTCACCAAGAAATGTTATCCGAAATGACTTTTGTAGCTCAACTTCTCTCTCACATGAATCACCAATAGAAAACAAAATAGTTTGTAATTTTGGTAATATCATATCCAAACTGTACGAACAGTATTTTCCAATGGTTTACAATAAGCACATTGAGGAGGTTAATAAAAAAGTTCTTGATGAGTGGAAAATAGAAGATACTCCATTTACTTCTGGAATCATTAATAAAAACAATCCTTTAAAATATCACTTTGACGGAGGTAACATAAAAGGAGTTCTTTCAAACATGGTAGTATTCAAGCACAAAACAAGTGGAGGATATTTAGCTTGCCCAGAATTCGATGTTTTGTTTAAAGTTGAAGATAATACTTGCATTTTATTTGACGGTCAAGATATATTACACGGAGTAACACCAATACAAAGTTTATCGAAAGAATCTTATAGATATTCCGTTGTTTATTACACTTTGCAACAAATGTGGAATTGCTTGCCGTATAATGATGAAGTTAAAAGGGCGAGAAGCAACCATTTAAAGCGTGAAATGAACCGTTCTAATGGTAACGTATCAGAAAATGAATTACAATTCGACAAAGTTGTTTAAAACGACCAAAAAACGACCATAATGGCGAGAAATGATTTAACAGGCAAAGGAGTTGAGTTTGGCAAAGGACAGCCAACAAACTTAGGAGGAAGACCTAAGAAAAATTCTGTATTAATTGAGTTGGAATCAATAGCAGAATCAGAGGGTAAAATGATTTTACAACCATCAAACTTTAAGTTACTCCCAGATGGCACTTGTCAGATTCAGTTACCTACATATAACATGGTTGCAATGAAGTTGTTGCAACTTGTAATGAAAGGCGATGTTCGAGCAATGGATATGTTTTTTAAGCTAACAGGAGAGTATAAAGCCGTAAAGCACGATGTTGAAATTAATGATAATCCATTTAGAGGTAAAGATTTAGATAAGTTATCTGAAAAAGACAAACAAATTTTATTAAGTTTAGGTGAAAAATTATAAGACAAAAGATGGATAGTATTTCTCCTTTTTCAGTTCCTTATTCAGATAAAGAAAAAGGTTTTGATTATATAGACAATAAGTATATTACCAAAAATAGGTTCAAATCACAGGGTTTGCACCTATTTTTGTTTCCTGATAAGTTCTACAAACACTTAGAAACTGAAAAAAGATACTCACTTTGGGTAGGGGGTAACGGTTCAGCTAAATCAACCTCAAAAGCACGTTACTTTATAGCTAAGTGTTTGAAAGATAGTCATTTTCGTTTACTTTTCGTAAGACATAACCACGTAGATATTAGAAGTTCAGTATTTTTAATGTTCAAAGGAATAATTGAAAAAGAAGGTTTAGGCGATTATTTTACAATCCTTGAAAGTACAATGATAATTGTTTGTAAGACGACAGGAAACATGATGATTAGTACGGGGCTTGATAATACAGGTAAATTGAGCGGTATAGATGATATTACAGATATTTGGTTTGAAGAGCCAATAACACGCAGTAACGGGAAGATTGAAATGATTACACACGAGCAATTTGAGGACTTGGATAGTCGTCTTCGTATGCCAAATGTAAAGCTAACTATGCACTTAACACTAAACCCGATTAGCAAAGATTTTTTCATTTACAAAAATTTGATTAATCCTAAGAATGAGGAGGAAAGAAAGTATAAATTAGAAGATTGGGATATTTGCAATAGCAATTATCTTGACAACCCATTTTTACCAGATGATTATATTAAATTAGTTGAGGGTTTTAAGGGACACAGAAGACAGTATGGTACAATAGGTGAATGGGTAGATGAACAAACAGGTAACGAATGGGTACATTCTTTTGATGCAGATAAGCACGTAAAACCAGTAGCGTACATTACAGACCTACCAGTACACAAGTCTTTTGATTTTAATATGTTACCCTATCAAACTTGCTTAGATTTACAGATTTACAGGAAAAAGAACGATGTTTTACAAATTAGAGTTTTTAAAGAGTATTGTTTAAAACCTCCGCTCAACACGCCAGAAAACGCTTGTAATTTCTTTATACAAGATTATATTGAGCCTTATGGTTACAATAATATTTTAATTTATGGTGATGCAAGTGGAAAGTTTGGATATAATAATTACCACAATCTTTTTACAATCTTAAAACCATACTTACCAGAGGGTTACGACCAAGTATTTATTGCAAATCCTCCGCTTAGAATGGCAAGAGATTTAATAAATGAGATACTGGACGGTGAGCATCAGTTAGAAATGATTATTGACCCATGTTGTGAAAACTTAATTAAGGATTTACAAACCTTACAAACAACAGCAGACGGATTCGATAATGAAAAAAAGAAAGGAATAGAAGCAAAAGGGCATTGTTATTCTGCTTTGGTTTATGTAGTTTGCAAAATATTTGAACATTTAATGAAGCACAAGCAAAGAGATTACTAATCACAAAATAATACAACGTTTTAAAGTATAAACATTGTGATTTTCGTTACATCACATTAGAATAATACAAAAATCATGGACTTAAAAGAAGCAAAATTGAGGTCAGAAAGTAATATTTCTTTGTCTTTTCGACACAAGGATTACAAAAAGACCCTTGAAATCAAAAAGTTAAATTTACAGGTAACGACAGGTGAAGATATGCAAACACTTATACCCATGTTTGAACTCCGTGAAGATAAAAAACTTTGGGAACAAAGAGTTAGCTTATTTGTTGAACCTGTTACTCAAATAACTTCACCAATAAACGATAAGTTTTATGGAGTTAAAAGAATCAGAGCGAATCGTAGCATTATCACGAGCGATATAAACAAACAAGAGCTTTTGCAAAACGCTGAAAAGTATTTTTACGGCAGAATGGATTTAGATTTTTTTATGGACAATCATTTAGACCAGTTATCCATGATTGACCCCAACGCTTTTTATGTAGTTTCGTTTGACCCATTCGTTACAGGACAAAAGCCCAATATTTACCCATTGATTTTTGGTTGTGAACAGGTACACGATTTTCTTTACAAACCAAATGGAGATTTAGACTTTTTGTTTTTATCGGTTGATGTTCAGATTAGAACTGAAAACTTTAAAACAAAAAAAGTTACTGACTACTATTGTTTATCGGAGGGGAACACAATTGTTTACAGACAAATTGACGGTGATAGGAATTTAGCCAAAAATGAAAATCAATACGAGTTTGTTTCTGCAAATGGAAAAAAGTTTTTAGTTACAACTTTAAAAAGTGGAAGCGAGAAAGTAACCAAAAATGAAACACCAGCTAAACGCTTAGGCTATATAAATCACAAAAACAATAACAAGATTTTAGATACACCTATGCGACCAATGTTGTCAATTCTAAGAGACATTATTAGGGATAAATCAGAGCTTGATTTGGCAAAACGATGTCATTCTTTTCCGCAAAAGATTATGTACGATGATAGTTGTGTTGGAGAGGTTCATTTATCCCCAAATAGAACTTGTGTAAATGGATATATTCAAGGAACAAAAGAAGTTTGTTCAACTTGCGGAGGTGATGGTTTTAAAGTTCACCGTTCCTCTCAGGAGGTTGTTAAACTTAAAAAGCCTAAAACAAAAGAAGAGTTTTTTCCCTTGGATGAACTGATAAAATACTTGGTTGTTGATTTAGATTCTGTAAAGTTCTTAGATGAACAAATCAAGTCTAATATTTCACTTTGTGAAAGGGCTATCTTTTCCTCCTCTACTACAAACCAGTCAGGATTAAGTAATAATACTGAACTTAAAACAGCAACCCAAGCAATTATAAGTACGGATGAATATAACTACGTTTTAGATGGTTGGGCAAAGAATAGAGCAGAATGGTTTATGTTTACTCTTCGCATTATTGGGCAGATATTTGATACAGGGGTTGAGGTTTCATATTCGTACAATGGAAAGTATGTAATGGAATCGGAAGAGAACATTGTAAGCAAATTGAAACTTTTGGTTGAAGCAGGTGTTTCAGAACAAATCATTGACGAGCAAGAAAATAGATTGGCAAAAGTTATTTTTGATAACGATGAAAACGCTTTGTTAAGGTATAATTCAAAAAGAACATTTTTGCCATTTCGTGGAAGAGGAAAAGATGAAGTACAGATTCTTTTAGATAGTACAAATGTTTCTAAATATTCAAAAGTTTTATATTCTAATTTTGTTGAAATATTTGAAGGTATTGAAATGGATTTAGGCATTGAGTTTTATCGTAAAGACAAAGTGTTTCAAAAAACAGAAATTGAAAAAAGGGTTAATGAATTAATTAAAATTATTGAATCTGAAACCCCAAATGAGATAATGGGATTACCAAGAAACATACAGGATAACCAAAATGTAGAATAATATGCCATATTCAAGACAGCAAATAAAAGACAGAATAGACAGAATTTTGTCTAAGCAATCAAAACTTGAAGGTTTAGTATTAAACTTACAAGATGATTTTTTCAATGAGGTTCTTTCAAATTATGATTTTATTATTAAGAGTGGAAAGAATTATTCTCAATTCTTTTTGCAGTTTACAAAGGATTACCATGTACCTGTTTTAAAAAAACTAATTGATGATTTAAGGTACATTATTGAAGATACAGGAGACTACTATCTAAATGAATTAGATTTGCCAAGTTTAAAAGAAAAAATAAAATCTATTGAGGAAAGCCTTTTGCTTGACATAGGAGCAACGAAAGCGGGTTCAATAATACCAGATACCTATTTTGCAGACATCGTACAGGACACTTCAATAAAAAGAACTTTTAGGCTTGGTTTATTAAAGTTCAATTCTAAGTCTAAACTAACAAAAGAACAAAAGCAACTTTTGGAGTATTATATTAAGGGCGATTCTAAAACGATGGGATTGTTTGAATCTTTTTACTCAAAGCCAGATAAGAATGGAGGGAATATATTTGACAATTATCAAAGGGCTGACCGTTTAGCTCAGGATAAGTTTTCAAAGGAATTGGGAATACAAGCATGGATGTATGTAGGTGGCACAATTGATAGTTCAAGAAATTTCTGTATTGAAAGAAATGGAAAAATATTTCTTAAAAGTGAGATTGATTCATGGAAAAATATTAATTTTGAGGGAAAGCCTAAACGGGGCTACGAGCCTTTTACTGATTTAGGTGGTTATCGTTGCAGACACACATTATCTGGACTTTCAAATGCAACAGCGTTAAGGCTTGATAACACATTGAAACTAAACAAAGGTGTTCTAAGTAGAGTTTAATAAATAGCGACACTTGGCGGTGTCTTTAAGGTTAGTTGCAAGACAAAAGAGTTTTGAACTAACCTTTTACCTTTAAAATTCATAAATCAATGATTAAATTTCTTACTAATTTTTTCCTTACTTTGTTTTCAACAAAATGTGCCAATTGCCAAAATGGTAGAATATTTTACCTACACGATGAAAATTGCAATAGAATTTATGCTTGTGATTCTTGCAAAATAACATTATCAACAAATATTACATGAATAAAATTCTATCAAAAGTTTTAGAGATTTATATTTTCCTATGTGCTTTTTTAGTTTCAGTTATTTTACTTTCAATAGGAATATTTGGAGGTAGTATATCCATAAAATTCAAATGACAAAATCAAAAGTTTGTTCAAACTGCATACACGCAAATTATAGTGGCTCAATTTACGGTTACGCTGAATCAAAAAATACAACCCCACAAAGTTTGAATATAATATTTTGTTACGAAGACAAGGTAAGAGATTTTAAAAAGAAAGGACACTTTTGTAGTAAATTTGAAGACAGAGGCAGTAAATTATTGAATTAGTTGTTATTGCAAATTATTATTATTTATTTTGCAAAGCCACTCCAATGCCAATGCGGATGAAGCGCCTCTTTTTGTTGTAGTGTGTTAGATTAAATTCTAACACACTTTTTTTTTAAATTAAAATATTTTATCTTTACAATTCAAAGTAATAATTAAAATTTTAAAATCATTTTTTAACTAAACAACGAAAGAGAATGAACAAATTGAGAAAAGAGGTAAAATCAATTGCCTACAAGTTCACAAAAGAAGAATTGGCAGAACTTTCAGAACGAAATGCAAAACTTAACGTTCAAATTGAAGAGAAAAAGGGTGAGGCTAAATCGGTAGCTACACAGTTCCAAAGTGAAGTAAAATCATTAGAATCACAAAGGGTAAACCTTTCTAATAAAATTATTTCAAAAACAGAAATGAGAGAGGTTTTCTGTTACATCAGAAAGAATTTTGAAACTTCACAAATTGAATTTATTTCCGTTGAAGGTGAGCTTGTTTCAGTAGAACCATTTAAGCCATCTGATTATTCCAAACAATTAGAATTGAAAGAAGAAGTTGCAACTGAGAAATTGAAAAAAGTTAAATATTTTGGAATGAAACATTTATTTGACCAATTCCAAGAGGTTACTACTGATTCAATGTCAAGCAATGAGTCAGAAGTAATGCAAGCCCTCAATGATTCAAGAATAAAATTTGTATCAAGAACATTAAAGTTCTTATTTGAAGACTCTAAGCTAATCAATGCAGATGATGAAGTTGAATTTGATGTGATGTATGATATTGTAGATGGTTGGTATAATGAATTTGCTGATAGATATTATATTGAGCCTACACAAGAGGAGTTTCCTATTCCAGAAGAAAAAGAGGAAATCAAAGATGTTGAGCAAGATATTGATACAAATGTAAACTATGACTTACCAAGCGACCAAGAGGAAAAACCCAATGCTAAATCCAAAAAAGGAAAGAAAAAGGATGATTCTAATGAAAGTCAAGAGTGGTTTGAAGAACAATGATAAAAAAGAGGTGCTAAAATTAATTAGCACCTCTTTTTTACCTCCGCTGAAAAACTAACATACTTGCATCTCTTGAATGTTCATTGGTTACACCCTCATACCTTGTATATGCTTTAAATTGTTTAGCATCAAGTTTTGTTTTGTTATCTTTTGGATTCACTAACTCATAGGGTATTTGATAATCTTTGCAAAAGTCTTCCCAAATTTTAGAATCACGTTTTACAGAACCAGCCCCTTGTAATTTCTCATTTGACCTACTTCCAAACCATTTCCGCAACCTTGCATCTTCTATATAAACTTTTAAATTCTTACCACTATCAAAAGCCTTTTTAACTTCAAATAAAGCCTTATGTATAGGAATAGATGCAACTTTTACAAACTTTACTTCTTTTGCTGACCAAACAGCAAAACCAGTATTTACACCACAATCAATGCCAATGCTATAATCAAAATTTTTCATAATTTTTGTTGTTTGTATTTTTTTCTTACATTTGATAAATTTTTAACAAAAATAAACAAATGGAATCAATTTATAAGCATAAGCAGAGCGGTGCTACTCAAATTATGAGTGATGTTACCGTGGAGGTTCTTGGAACTGATGAATGGGAATATTTATCAGAGGTTGATTATAGTCAAGACCTTGATACTTCTGAAACACAAGAAGCATCTAAAACTGAATCTTTTTCAGAGCCAGAAAAACCACGGGTTTCAGTTGTTAATGAAGAAAAGACAACAGAAAAGGCAGAAACAAAAGTAGTTAATGCCAAAGCAGTTTCATCAAAAGACTTAGAATAATGAAAGTTTATCAATCTAAAAGCGGAGTTGAATTAACTCTTACTGATGATGAAGCTATTTGTTATGCAAAGGTTTCAAATATTACATTTGTAAGAGATATAGAGGATTCTCCACAAGAGCAGAAAAAAAGTAGAGTAACACAGGTGTTACAAGATTCTGAAAAAGTTTCAGAGTAGAACCCTTATAACAATAAATAACAATGAAGGAGGAGCAAATCAAAAGGTTAAGAGATTTTTTAAAATCAGTACACGGTTTTTCAGAAAATCAAATTGACAAATTTTTATCAGCAGACGATAGTACAGTTGAAGCCATAGATACAGCAAAAGCTAAAATATCTGAATCTTACGATGAAGGATTATTAGATGGTACTAATAAGGCAAAGAAAGAAATCGTTACCGCTTTTAAGAAAGAACTTGGCATTTCAATTACTGATAAGGATTTTCAAAAAATTGATTTAGGAATTAAAAACATTATTCCTAAATTAGAAGAGAAGTACAAGACTACCGATGTTCCAGATGAAACTGAAACTGTAAAAAACCTAAAAGTCAAGTACGACACAATGGTTGCAGAAAAAGATTCACAAATTGAACAAGCCAAAAATTCTTCATTAGTTGAAGTTAATACCATAAGAAGACAATCATTGGCAAAAGATGTATTGAAAGCAGGTGGTTTTTTGATTCCAGAAAATAAAGAGGAATTGGAAACAAAGTTACAGATGGCTGAATCTATCATTGAAAAACGTGGTTACAAATATGAACCAGATAAAGATGGTAATTTTTACCGAGTTTCCGAGGATGGCACAAAGGTTAGAGTAGCAAATAAAAATGTTACTTACGAAGATGATTTATCACCATTGTTTCAAATGTCTTTTGGAAAACCAGTTGCTGATGGAAAAGATGGTGGTATTGGTAATGATACTGGCTCTGGCTCAGAAAGTGGAGGAGGACAAACACCTGAATTTGATTGGTCAAAAATTAAATCAAAAGGGTTTGAAATTCCAAAAAGTAAAGAAGAAGCATATAAAGCCCTTGGCAATCCATTGATAGATATTGATGATAAAATTATTGTCAGAGAATACATGGAAGTGGCAGAAAGTAAATAGAAAACAACAACAA